TTGGCGAAAACCGCGAAAAGAAGATGATGTGGGTTGTAAAGTCTCTTGCTTATAACCCAGACGGGACAGTTAAAAGAACCCCCGGATATTACTATCCAGATATTGGTATGGTTTGGAAAGGAGATTTTGAGGCAGAAGTATGAACTTAGATGGTCTTATGCTTACTAAAAGTAAGTTCAGTAAAATGGTTGAGAGTACAGTTAAGAAAAAAACTATTTCTTACCTAGATGCTATCATTGATATTTGTAATGAACACAATATCGAAATCGACGATATCAAAAAGTTTATATCGCCTGCAATCAAATCAAAACTTGAAGCTGAGGCAATCAAGTTAAACCTTATGGTAGAGAAGAATAATAGTTTAGAGTTAGAATAACTTGACAAGTCTAATATTTTTTGATACTATATACTCTTATATTATGAATTCTGTGAAATACACTGAAATACAAAAATACACACTGTAATACAAGGAAAATATATGTCTTTTGAAGCATTAAAGCGCAATCGCGCATCCGAAATCTCACGTCTAGTTTCTGCTGCTGCTCCTACCACGGAATCAGCAACAAAGTCTTATGTCGATGAGCGTCAATGGAAACCCACGGTAGATAAAGCAGGAAACGGTTATGCCGTTCTGCGATTCCTGCCTGCTCCTGAAGGTAACGACCTCCCATGGGTTCGCTACTGGGATCATGGGTTCAAGGGTCCAACTGGTCAATGGTACATTGAGAAGTCTTTGACTTCTATTGGACAACAAGACCCAGTTTCTGAAGCAAACAGCAAACTGTGGAACTCTGGCGATGATCGTGACAAAGAAATTGCACGTGAACGTAAGCGTAGATTGCACTACGTATCAAATGTGCTCGTCGAGCAAGATCCGGGTAACCCCGAAAACGAAGGTAAGGTGATGCTCTTCACCTATGGTAAGAAAATCCATGACAAAATCATGGACGTTATGAATCCTGAGTTTCAGGACGAAGAACCAATGAACCCTTTCGACTTCTGGTCCGGTGCATCTTTCAAACTGAAGATTCGTAAGTTTGAGGGATATCGCAACTACGATAAATCAGAATTTGCTGCACCTTCTGAACTGTCTGAAAGCGATGCAGAGTTAGAAGAAATCTACGAAAAGTGTTACGATCTGAATGAGTTTATTGATCCTGCGAACTACAAGTCATACGACGAGTTGCAAGCACGTCTATTGATGGTTCTTGGTGAAGCAAATAACAAAGGGTATCATCCTGAGTTAGCAGAAATTGAAGAACCTGTTGCACGTAAGACTGCTCCGGAACCTTCTATCGCATCTGATGATGACGATGACACCATGTCCTATTTTGCTAGGTTAGCAGAAGAAGATTAAGCGAGTGGGTTAATCACCTTGGGTATCCCGCAAAGGGAGTGCAGTGTCTCGCTGTGATATGCACTTAAAACCACCAAAACGATTACAGGGCACCTCCGGGTGCCCTTTTTTTATCCGCCGCCTCTTTGACGCTTCCTTCGATTAGATGCGTTATTAGCGTTTGGTGTAGAACCTAGAGTCAAACTAGAATTATTATTTGATACGTTTGTGGTACTGCTGTTCGGAGCAATGACAGTGTTTCCTTTCGCCGCATCCATTGCTGCAGATTTCTTATTTGCTTCTTCTATATACGCTAAACGTTTTTCTTCTTGTTTAGCAGCAAGTTCATCTCGTCTAGCACGAATGTTTTGTGTTGCTTCGTCATCGTCTCCGCTGAAAAATGATGATATACTATCCCAACTGGGTATTAAAGATTTAATACCTTCCCACATTTCATCGACTAGTCTAGAAAGTGCTAAAGTAACATCAATCATAATATCCGCCACAGAAAAACTATCGAGAAACTCTGATACCGGGTTACCTTCACCAAATATTTTTTCTAAGATCCAAGAAATACCACTCTTTATGAGATCTATAAGAGAACCGAAGAAGGAGGCAGCGAAACCTCCCATAAATCCTATGATAGTAGAAACTATGTTACCGTCAGTTTCTGCTGATGCTTCTTTTGCAACCAAGAACCCATCAAAGGCAGACATTAATAAACTAATAGGGAAGAAAATTTTTCCTAATACTTTAGTGAATGCTCCACCAAACCCTTTTAAACCTTGGAACACTTTGGCAAGAATACCGTCTCCCTCTAAGGAGAAAAATGCTTTAATAGGTTTGAGTACCTCATCTAATACTGCACCTACTTTACCGCCTTTGCCTCCTTCACCGAAAAATTCTTTTATCGCAACAATCGCTTTATTGTTTTTAATGACATTTGCAAGTTGTGTTGTTTTAGTTTTCCACCATTCCGTAGTGAAAAATTCTTTGACTCCCTTTAATGCTTTGAACTCTAATCCTGTCAGACCAAGATTAGACAATCCAAGTGCGGCAAGAATGGCAGGAAGAATTATAGTGACGAATTTGGTTAGGGTTACTGCTAATGTTTTGAAAAAGTCTGCAAGAGAAAATCCACTATCATTATCTGTACTAGCAGGACTCGATGGTGATCTTGAGGTAACGTCTGGGGTATCAGTGGATCGTAGTTTCGCAAATTGCAATCCCTTCGCCAAAGATTCGAACATGCTTGCGATTTCATAGTATACTAACTCCATCACATCTTTCATATCTTTTAAGACATCGAGAGTTTCTTGGTTTTGCTCTGTTTGGAGTTCATTCCAAGTTGCGATCTCACTAAGCATTTCTCCGGAATTGCTCCCGGAGAGACTTAATGTAATATCAGCCATGTTTGCCATTCTTTCTTCTCTCGTTTTCTTCTTTTATTCTTTGAGTAAGCAAGGTTAAATAAATTTCCCTTTCCCATGGCATCATATCGTTTAACTCTGTTAGCGAATATTTGTCATTATACATTAACTCGAAGTTAGTCTTATAATGATTCACTAACGTATCATGAGAAAGGCATATTAAAAAAAACTTTGCATACCCTCTAGTTTTAACGTGTTCTTGTGACTGCAATGAATACAGTCGTACTTTACATTCTTCTCAAGTTTTGGCATCGTTTCGACAAAGTCCATGATGATTTTAAATTGTTCTTTTGTCATGGATTCTAAAAACTCTGTCAATTCTTCTGTTGGCACATCATCACACTCAATTCTTTCATCGTCATATTGAATTGCATCGATACACTTTCCTGCGATGAAAAAAGTGTTTTCCGCATCATCACCATCTTCGAAATCCATGTCTAGAAAAACGCTATACGGAGGATATCGTAATTCGATGGTAATTTCATCATTCAACGGATGTACTTTTTCTACTTTCGGCACATTGACCTTCAAATCGTCTAAAGTAACATCTACTTCATTTAATTGTTCGCACTTTTTACACGACAAACCTATCTTAACGGATTCTCCCGAAGATTTTGCCCTCATTTGAGTGAACATGTATTCAACATCAAAGGTGGTTAGTCTATCGACATTAATTTCATCTTGACAACATGCGGAAATTGTGTCCACTACTGCAGAAAGACCAGTTTTCATGTCCTGAGACTCTACCGCCATCAAAAGAACTTTTTCTTCTTTTACTAAGTAAGGTCTAAATTTAATTTTCTTCCCTGTTGAAGGAATAGTCATCGTGTATTTGGGTGAATCATTAAGTTTGGGTAATGCCATTATTAAAATCCTAATTTATCAGTCAATTTGTCAAAAACCGTATTTATTGCTTTGCCGAAAATGTCTCCTTTCGACGCTTCTTGTCCAACCGATGTTCTCCAGTCCTTGTATGTGAACTCTACATCGATCTGCATAAACTCTGATCTTGGCGCGTTGTCTAGTGCTATCGCGTTTACAATAGATGGATATGCATCTTCTAACACCCAAGAATATATGATTTGATCATCCAGACCAATTTGTAAATCGAACTCACCTTGTCTGAAGTTGATAGGTCCGATGTTTGGTAATCTGTTTTTGATTGCTGTAGGGATTGGTAACTTGAATTGCTTTTTAATAACGGATTGCGTGAGACCCTTTTTGAGTACATCGATGTCTATTCGACGGGTATAATCTTTGTAGTATCCTAGAGCATAAGTGTTTGGATCAACAATCTGTGCCTGCCAGTTGTGAAAATACTCTAAAATCATACCGTCATTCAAAACTAAGAAAGACATTTGTATAGGAGCGACACCAAACCCGTTGACTACGTTAACCCTTGGCAGTCCGTATTGAACTTCAGTTCCGTTCATTGCTCTTCCGGGCACACTTGTTGCTACACACAAAAGGTTTAAACTTCTAGACTCGTAAGCACCTAAACTTGGTAGTTTAACTTGCCACAAGTTGTTCATGGCAGCACCACCAGCAAGACTAATCTCCGAGAATAAATCGTCGATACGCTGTGTCATATCATGCTCCTAGAATCTGCATATACTTTTCCTTGTGATGCTTTGGACCATTGAGCAGTTGGTAAGAATGTTGCAATCTCCCACTCTGGTGCAGGAACCATTGCTAGTCTTCCTTCAACATGCGAAGTCAAATATTTTTTAAAACAAGGTTTGAAATATTTCATCTTCGCTGCTGATTTCAAGTAACTATACGACAAATCAAACCTTGTTGAATCATCAAACTTTTTGTTGCTGGTTTGGTCCATCAGTCCGTCTAAAAACTTTGCTCTTAGTGTCATAGGTAAGTAGTGCAAATTCAATCCGTAGAACCCACCTTTAGTACCTTTTACAAAAATGATGAGAGGAAAATTATCGTAGTATGGAAGTTTGTCTTTAGTTTTGGGATCATAAAAGAACATATACATTCCACCGACACCACCACGATTTCTCATGATAATTTCTTCTTCTCGCATTAAAGATCGTCTACTGATACCTCTCATGTTCTGAACTTTTTTTCTGAACCATTTACGAGACTGTGCTGTACGAGGAGTGATCCCCGCACGGAATGCTTCTCTTTCTACTGTTGCGAACAAGTTACTCATAATCTTTATTTAGTCTTTTTTCGGGAATATGGTTTCATTTTTTTGAGAGGTTTTAATTTACCGGGCATCTTTTTCGGCAAAATGCCCATTTTTCCTAATTTGACCTCTGTCCAAATATCAAATTGCATTTTGTGGTCTTTGCAATACTCTTCTGCCGCTTTCCACTTGCAAGTATTTTTAATATAAGTAAATGCTTCTGTGATATAGCGTTTTGTCCGTTTGTTTCCAGTAGGAGCAGTTGTTTCTTTTTGAGGTTTGACTTCAATGAGGGATTGTTTTCCGTTTTTCCATTTCACCCAAAAATCCGGAAAATATCTGTGCACTCTTTTGTCCCCTTCGTCGTAATAAGGGATTGTTATTTCTTCACTGGACCATTGTACAACATCAGGAGACTTATCGAAAAACATCATGCAGTTCTTTTCCCATAAACTCCTATAGACAATATTTCTATAGTCTCCTTTATACTTATTAGTGTTTTTAGGACGGAAGTAACCTGAGTATGCCATGATGCGTTATAAATAATGAAATACTATCTATTTAGATGAGATGAACTATGCCCACTAGAGGTCAAATTAAGCAGCGGGTCGCAAAAGCCAAAGAAGAAGCGAAACAACAGTTACGCGAGGCACGTGCAAATGGTAAAGAAGCACTAGAAAATGTTCAACTGGAATCTGAAGCATCTAAAGCAGCAAGTGCTGCTCCTTTCAACCGTAACAGGCAAGATCGTTTAAGATATCCTCTTGAGGATCGGGATGCTTACAAAGCACAAGTAAGATTTCGTGTTGTAGAACTCGCTCCACTCGAAGCTGCGCAATTAGGCAATTTAGATTTTGTAAACGAATTGCTTTCTACAGATAAAATTTCTAAGTTGGATGATAAGATCGATAAAAAAACTGGCGATCAAACAGAACAGGACAAGAAAAAAAGAACTGAACTCACCAACAAAAATTTAGAGAAATTAAAGGGTTCAGGAAAAGATAGTTACGATAATCCCAATGCACAGAAAAAATATGCCGGGAGTGTAACTCTGTACTTACCTCAATCATACAGAATAAACGATAAAGTTAATTACAACGGAGGTGCTGCTCTAGGCGCTATTGGTGCTGGTGTCGAAGCGGGTCTGAAAGGAGGTGCTTCAGCACTAGATGCGGTTGGTGCTGGAATAACGCAAGGTATCGATTCGTTCACAAGTCTTTTTCAACAAGGATCTTTAGATAGAGAAGCATCATCTCTAGCACTTACCAAAGTTTCTCAATCTTTTGCTCCCGAAGGAGTTGCTAACGGTGTAAGAGCGGCAACTAGGGTAACAACGAATCCTAATCTTCGTGTATTATTCGACGATGTTGGAATTCGAAGCATTCCCTTTTCGTTTCGCCTTGTTGCAAAGTCTGCTAAAGAAGCAGTGGAGATAGAAAAAATAGTTAAGTTTTTTAGGTATCAATTATATCCCGATGAAATTGTCGGACAAATTGGTGGTGCAACGGTTTCTCTTGGTTATAAGTTTCCAGATCCCTTTGAAATCACTACTACATATGGAGAGGGATCGTCTGGGAGAAGAATAGGTTCTAAATTTTTAGATGCTTACCTTACCGAAGTAGATGTAGCATACAATGAACAAAGTATGGGATTCCATGCCGATGGATATCCTTCCGATGTTAGTATACAACTTACCTTTATCGAAAGTAAAGCACTGACACGCAAACTTGTGGAAGAGGGTTACTAATGTCTTATTTTAAAAATTTTGGATTAGTAGAATACAGATATGGTGATGAAGACGAATCAACACGGGTTTTAGTCGAAGACTTAACCATATACGTTGATTTGTTAGATCAGATCGATGATCTTGTTGGGTTTTACGAGTATTATTATATTCTTGATGGGGATCGCCCGGATACTCTATCCTATAAGTTATATGGCACTACTGACTACTACTGGACATTTTACTTAATGAATCAAAGTTTGAAAGAAACAGGTTGGCCGTTACATCAAAAAGAACTAGACGTATACGTTGCTAAATTGTTTAGCGGTATCACTTTCAGACCAGAAACTGTTAGTTTATGGAATAGATTGACACAGGATGGAAAAAGGTTGCCCTATAGATTTCCTGTAGCAACTGTAGATCAATCAAATAATGTAACTAGTGCTCGACAAGATTTAGTTATAACCACAACAATCACAGTTGATGATCCTATCGATGACAATTTAATCTATGTCTCAGAAGGTGCTGGTATTGTAACAGGATTTAATATATCCGGTTTAAATATACCAGACGGTACCACGATAACAAATATTGAATTCACGGGTGCCAACCCTGCGAGTAGAACAGGTCCTGCTACGCTGACTTTATCAAACAATACCACAGATGATTATGAAGCAGTCGATGGAGTTTCTTTTCCAGTGACTTTGACAGTATGGAACGGTGATGCATACAAAGTTGATCTCAATGCGCACAGTGTTGACATTCGTGTTGGCGATATCATAAGACTTGATGATGTTATTCAAGACGAAACATATGTAACAGCATATTCTAACAATGTGGTGACTTTAGATAAACCGATGATTGCACCTTTAACGACAGGTGCTGCAATAGAGATTTGGGGACCCTTGGATTCTGAAAGAGACTATCAGTTAGGTTATGCAACTATGCATTCGACAAATAGAAGTGGACCAGAACTTCATGCATATATGCCAATTCCTTATTTTACGAACAATACATATGATATTGCAGACACTTTAAATGACACTTATCTCCTTGATAACTTACAAAGTGGTGGTGTTGATGCGGTGATTGAACCGGATGCACACCATCACTATGAAAATTCGAGTGGTGAGTGGTTAGACGCAGTAATTGCAGATAATGTTTTTAAATTAAACCCTTTAGAGTATGGTGTAGTACCAATAGAAATTGATCCGCCTCCCGGAGCGACTATTATTACTAATAGAGAATATCTTCAAGCAACCAATGACGAAGCACGTCGAATTAGAATCATTAAACCTAACATCATCGCTAGAGTAGTCTCTGAGTTTGAACGACTAGTTAAAGGTTAATCATGGCAGGCAGAGACCAGCAATTTAAATTAGTCGAAGCATTTATTACTGCTGATCGATTTCAAGAGAAAGAAATCGAAGTTGTATCTAATGTTTTTGAAATTGTTATTTTTGAAGATATCGAATCCGCTTGGTTAACAGGCACAATAGTAATAACAGATACGACTGGTTTTTTGAGTAAGACTCAATTTAAAGGCACAGAAAAAATAACACTTCGTCTTGCAGGAGCAGAAGAAAATGCAGACGTTGTTGTAGATAAAACTTTTTATCTGTATAACATGGAAAAAAGCGTAAGGTCGAATGATACGTCCACCACCTTTCTTTTTAATTTGATAGAAGAGCATGCTTACGTTAATGCTCTCAAACCATTTAGTAGAGCATACACCGGACCTATCGAAAAAATGATTACTCAAATTGTTACGAGTGAGTTAGGTAAAAAAGTAGATCAGTCTTATCTTAGTACAGGCAAAACAGCGCAAGGAGAACGAAAATATATTGTTCCCTATTTAACTCCAATCGAAGCATGCGAAGTTTTGCTCGATAGAGGAACTACTGATTTTGGTTCGCCTTTATTTTTGTATTCTTCTATACACGATGATAATGTAAGACTTGCAGATCTTGATGGAATTTTATCACAAAAAGCATTTAATTCTCAACTGCCTTACATCTATTCTCAGGCGGCAACCCAGTCTGCTGCAAGTCTAGATCCTGCTCGTGCTTCTACTCAAGTTGCTGCAATCGATTTTAAGGATCCTGTAGATACTCTTAATCAAATCGAAGAAGGGGTGTACGGAAGTTTCTACACTAACACCGATGTTTCTACAGGAATTTCATATCGAGCAAGAGTTACATTTAAAGAAATTTTTAAGAGTCTGCAAAGTAACGAAATTATAGATCCTGCTTCAGAGCAAGATATCTATGATGATTTCCAGACTATAGAAGACAAAGGCGTTGATGAATTTAACTCTGTGTATTGGCATCAGGTATCTGCTTCTAACTTATATCCAGATTACCGTTCATATCACGATGACATATCAAATGCATCGTTCGCATTGAAAGTTAGATCAAATATTTTAAGACAGGTTTTGTTATCGAACTCAATAACCATAGTTGTTCCGGGGGTTGCCTTTTTAATATCAAAAGCAACGGTTGGAGATATTCTTAGTTTGGATGTACTATCTCCGGAATCAGGTAATACCGAATTGTATGATTCCAGATGGTCTGGTGATTACGTGATTACCAAAACCAAACATGTTTTTAGAGAGTCTACTCACAATGTTACCTGTGAAATATCGAAAATAAATAGACCTGCGAATCGTTTAGGTGCGGCATGATATATCCTTATTCATTACCAAAAGAATTTTATGGAGACGACACTCGTTGGTTTGTTGCAACGGTGGTCAACGCACAACCTCCTGCTGGGTTTGAGGGTAGAGTTCGAATTCGAATCTACGGTGTACATAACCTGTATACTGGTGACATCTCAGAGTCAGATCTTCCTTGGGCACAGGTGTTAATTCCTAACACAGAAGGTGGTATTTCTGGGTATGGTAGAATTGCGCAGTTGTCTGCTGGGTCTTTTGTGTTCGGTGTTTTTTTAGACGGTAAAACTTCTCAGTTACCTTTAATATTAGGAAGTTTTCCTCGTATCGAACTTCCTACCGAAGTTCAAAGAAATGTAGGAAATAGTCTAACGTCTTTTAATTATGACCAAGAAAAAATCCAAAATGTTGTTACAATCAATATTGACAATGATACTTCTAGAACAGGTACCTCAGTAGCAAGAAGGAGAAGTCAGTCTCTTAAATTTTTTATAGATAATGGTTACACTCCTTTACAGAGTGCTGCAATCACGGGTAACTTAGAAGCAGCATCAAACTTCGAAACGTTTCCTGTCGATGGGTTTCAAGGTGACGGTGTAGGGATTGCTGCATGGAGTCGTTTAAAAGGCAACAGGTACAATCGTCTTATTCAATTCGGTTCCCTTTTCCAACCCAAAGTAGATTGGAAAAATTATTCAACTCAACTTCAATTTGTTATTTACGAACTCAGGACAACACAAAACTTGGCAAACAAAAAACTTCTTCAAGCAAAAACTATAGAAGAAGCATCTAACATCGTGACTAAATTTTATATTAAATCTGATATACAAAACCCCTTGTCTAAATCAGAAAATGCCTTTGAAGAGGTGTTCGCATGACAACTAAAGAAACAATAAAAACTAATCTAAACCAGACGGTTGCCTCTGTAAATGATGCGTATGAAGGTAGTGTTAAAAATGCTGCGACAAATGCTCAAACCTCTTTTGCTAATGCAACCGAGACAAAGGTGGGGCAGGTTACAGGCGAAATTAATGGTGGTATTCAGAGTGTTACGAATCTAACGAAAGATGTGTCCGGTAAATTGAATGCGGGTGCAGTTGAAGGGGTGGTCACTGATCAGTTGTCTGCCCTCGAAGGAGCAGTAAACGACTTTGGTTCTCTACCAGCAAAAACAAAAAGTGCAGTCAAGATTGCTATTGCTTGGAGTGACCCGGATTCTGATGGAAATGTTTATCCGATATCGTCTTCAATTGATCCTAGTTCTCAAATAGATGAATCTATTAATGCTATGCTTGCCAAAGTCACCGGGTTGCAAGTTTTTGACGGATACGTACAAAAGATTGCTGGTAATGTGATGCCGAAAGGACAGTTGAGTTTGCTTGAAAAAGCAAAGGGGAATCTAGGCAAGTTTCCCGGTGCAGACGCACTGAATGAACTTACCGCAAAGGCAAATGATCTTGCAGCAACCGCTGAGGGTGCGATCAATGATGCAGTGTCAGGTTTGGGTTCGTTGCCTGCGGGTGCTACTGCCGCTGCTAGTGATGTTGGAAAAAATTTAGCAGGGGTGGCAAGCGGTGCCGACGCAGTTACAGCACTTCAAAGTCAAGGTGCTGCTTTAACCTCTGCTGTCGAAGGGTCGGTTACCAAAGTTGCAGATGGTCTCACGCAAAATATTGACATTAACCAAGACAAACTCAAAACAGACTTTCAGGAACAAACAGGAAAAATCGGAGAGTCTGTTTTTTCAGATGCTAAAAAAGGATTAGATGATAATTTAAACCAATTATCAAAAGGCAGAGATGCTTATGATAAAACGGTAGGTACCATTGTTAGCGATTCCAAGTCAGGGTTGCTTCAGGGATTTACGGAAAAACAAACCGGGCAAGGTACCACTATCATGAGAAGTCTTGCACCCAATCTAACTTCTTTAGATAGGGACGAGGTTATTACTCTGGCACAAGGAGATCAAGCGGAAAGAGATAAAGCGGTTGACATTATCTCTAAATCTTCCGGTAAAACCCCAGATGAAGTTAGGGCAGGATTAGAAGACCTTAACACAACCATTGCAGGAAGTGTGGTAATAGAGAATGAAGAGTCTGCTTTTGCGGATCCGTTTGATCTTAGTTCTACTTTAAATTTCGAAGACAAGGGAGCGAAGTTTTCGTATGTGTCTTCAGTAGAAGAATTGCAAGCGGATATTAACTCTATCTCTCGTCAAGTAACAGAAGTTATTGTACACTGGACTGATACTTACACGAATAAGAATATTGGATCAGAAGAGATTAATCAAATTCATATTGATCTAGGTCTTAGTGGTATAGGATATCATTATGTTATTCGAAGAGACGGTTCATTACAAAGGGGCAGACCAGTCAACAAACAAGGCGAACACGCTAATGTAAACGGACATGACGAGTATAGCATCGGACTAGTTTTTGTCGGTGGTATCAATGCTCCTTCAGGTACTGCGTTTCCGGGTTCTTATCGAGGGGTGTCATCTTTGACTCTTGCACAAATGAATACGTTTAATGCTTTTTGTGCTGCCTTCTATTCTCGATATCCGGGAGGACAAATCCTTGGACATAATGATATAGACGTTTTAGAAGAAGATCCGGGTTTTGATGTAAGAGATTATGTCGATGATTTGTTCAACAAAAAATCATTGTTCGAAGATCCCTCTGCTAGAGGTCCTTTCTCACCGTCAGAACTTGTCACAACAAGGATACCAGAATGACAACCAAAGAAGATAATATAGTAACACGTATCCAGAAACTGGGCGAAGGTCAGGAAGACACACTCGGAGTACCTCAAACAGGATTCTCTGACGCTAGTGGTCAATACCCTACACAAGATTATTATTTTGGAACTTCTACTAATAAGGCAGCAAAAGGCGAAACCACTACACAATTGTTTAGTGGTGGTGGCGATAAAAACGTCTCGATAGAACTTCCGGATCAGAAACCGTCTCAATATCCGTTCAATCAGGTTCAGCAAACACCCGCAGGACATTCATGGGAAATAGATGACACTCCCGGTGGTGAACGAATTATCATGAAACATCGAACGGGAGCAGGATTAGAACTTCGTGCTGATGGATCTGTGCTATTTTCTGCGGTTAATAAAAAGGTCGAAGTCACTGGGGGAGACCACACTGTTATCGTTGAGGGTGAGGGTAACCTTGTTTACAAAGGCAATCTCAACGTTCGAGTCACCGGAGACTATAATCTCACCGTAGATGGAAACATTAACGTTGACGTTGCTGGTAATAAAGAAGAAGCAGTGCATGGTAGTTATACAGGTACATTCGATAACAACCATAATTCAACGATCAAGGGTTCGCAGAGCAGTCGAGTTGTTGGAACTCACACACAAACCTTATTATCAGATAATTATGTGTTTGTCAAGGGGGATCAGAACAATTGGGTAGAGGGTGATGTAGAACTCACTTCTGGGAATCGTCTTGTGACTACGGCAGAGAGTGAGTGGGCAGCATCATCAGAGACCACGAACATCACAGGAATCACTGTGTCTGTTCTGGGGACGAAAGGAACCATCGGTGGCACATTGGTCGATCACTACGGTAAAGTCTATTCTGGACCTCCAGAAGGCGCAGGAAACGGCGGTACGACTTTCTACGGAACTCTCGTGGGTCGAGCGGCAGAGGCAATCACTGCTGATTTCGCAAACAAAGCAGGACAAACTCCCTTTGCCAAATATGCTGAAGGTGCTGGTAAAGCAAAAACTCATAGTAATGGTTCTGGTTCCGCGCCTAGTGTGAAAGAACCGGAGAAGTATGAAACTATTTTCCCTTTTATCGAAACTCCACCGGATGCACCAGAACCGACAACAGAACTTATTGCTCCACACTTGGCAGTGAGTAACTTTGCTATTCGTAAGGTAATTGTGGATACGGACATCGAAGATCCAAACTCTCTCGTTTCTAAGATTCTGAAAACGGACGATTACAAAGACTTGTTTGATCGTGATCCTACTATTGATGAGATCCGTTCTAAGATCCGGGACACCGCTAATTTCAATAACAAAGAGTTTACGAACAATCTTGTCGCAGAAGGTTTACTGTCTACTGATTTCGCAAAAGCGTTTGATGGTAAGATTGGTAGAACTTCAAATAGATCTAAACAGAAGAAATTTGGTTACAAACCTTTGGGCAATAACCCCGCAGACGTGAAAAGCAAGAGATTCTTAGTATGATATATTTACCAGATCCAGTTTATAATCCTAACTTTGCTTCTGATATTACCGCTAACACACAGTTAGCGGCAGGAGTACCTATAGTTAAGTTTTTAGGAGCGAGAGGAAGCAGGGTTCAATTCGAAAGGATAAAAACCGATAAAGATCAACTGGCACGTAATCTCTACTTGCATGCAGAATTGATTAAAAAGACTACTGCTAACTCAGACTTTGATCAACATAGATTGACGGTTGCGGAAGGAGTTTATGTTGCTGCGGAAAAAGAAACAGTCACTTCTAATTCTACCAACGATTTGAAACAAACAGGAAGAGCAGTTGTATATCAGTTATACGGAACTAATGGAAAAATAGATTTTGCCAAGTCGTATGATCTTGCTGTATTCTGGAAAGACTATTGTGATTACGATAAATTAATCTTAGATTATGATACTTACGATCCGTCAGGAAATCCGTCTTGTCAGATTGTTGTTGAAATGCCGAATGTACCCGAAAGTTTTGATATCTCTTTTAAAAGAAATGTAGAAACTACGTTTAACACAAAACTCCAATCGAAGAACGAATTGGTTGAGATTCTGTTATAAATAAGACTATGGCAAAAATACTTTCAACAGAAGACGGTAATTTACAGGGTGCTACTCTAGTAACGAGTAGGCAGAAGGTTTATTCTGATATAGATCTTACCTTTGGTCTGAACTCTTCTACTGGAGATATATTTAAGAAAAAAGATGCTGCAGCGGTAAAACAAGCGGTTAAAAATTTATTACAGACTAACAGATTCGAAAAACCTTTTCGTCCAGATTTTGGCGCAGACTTAAGAGGACAATTATTCAATCTTGCGGATCTGGATACAGAAGATGAAGTGCGAGAGCAAATATACGGGACCATCGCAAGATACGAACCTCGTGCTTCTATCAAAAATTTAGACGTAAGATTCGATTTGGATAGAAACGCATGTCGAATCAGAGTTGAATTTGGTATTTTAAGTACAGATGAAAATGTCGTATTAGAAACCACAGTTTCGAGGTTAAGATAAATGGCAACAACTATTAGCAGCACGGGTTTAGATTTTAACTCGATAAGAAATAATCTTAAAACATGGTTTGAACAGAAACCAGAATTTGCTGACTATAATTTTGAAGCGTCAGGTCTTTCTAATCTTCTTGACGTTCTTGCATATAACACACACTATAATGGACTGACTGCAAACTTTGCTCTTAACGAAGCATTCCTCAGCACCGCTCAATTGAGATCGTCAGTTATTGGTCTGGCAACTGCAATTGGATATATTCCAAATTCAAAAGTATCATCTAAAGCAGTGATCAATGTTGTTGCTGCGGGTTCTGCGACTTCTGGTCCTACTCTTGTGTTGCCTGCTGGAACTCAGTTCACGACAACTGTAGAAGAAACTACTTACACTTTCCGAACTCTCAAAGACTATTTCGCATCGAAGGAAGGATCTGACCCATATTCATATACGTGGGAAAACGTTGAGATAACGGAAGGTACTGAAAAACAAAAAACATTCGTTGCTGGTAATGATGCTGAAACTGAAGCATATGTTATTCCAAACGAAGACATGGACATCAATACGGTAGAAGTTACGGTTGGACCTACTAACAAAACGTTTAATAACGTGAACACAGTTTCTTCTTTAGATCAGAACTCTCGAATTTATGTTTTGAAAGAAACGCCAAACGGATATTATGAACTTGCTTTCGGTAATGGTGCTAACCTCGGTGAAGTTCCAGCAACCGGAGACAAAATTGTTGTCACATATAATTCTTGTGCTGGTTCTGCTGCAAATGGTGCGAAAACATTTACTACAACTGCTTCTGTTGCCACTGGTGGTACACCTTCAACTGCTTCTATTATTCCCACTACTATTACTAACTCATATGGCGGAGCGAACAAAGAAAGTATTGAGTCTATTCGTAAAGCAGCACCGTTTTTGTATGCATCTCAAAACCGAATGGTAACCGCCGAAGATTATTCTGCTCTGATACGAAGAAATTTTTCTAATGAAATTACAGACATTCTTGCTTGGGGAGGAGAAGATAATATTCCTGCTCAATACGGAGCAGTCTATCTTTCTATCACTCCTTCTCCTAGCGAAACGTTGAAAGGTCAGATTAGAAATTTAGTTAAAGACTTAGCAGTTGTTTCGTTCGATGTTGTGTTTATAGAACCAATCACTACATACATTGAGACTTCAGTAACATTCCAGTTCAACCAAACTCTTTCTTCATACGCTACGGTTCCTGAGATTGAGTCTGTAGTAAAAGGTGTTATTGAATCATACTTAGATACGGTTACAGATGAGTTTAGTGAAACCTTTAGACGTTCAAATATGTTAACTCTTATCGATGCTTCTGATCCGGGCGTTCTTTCTAGTCAAGCGGTTATACGCATACAACAAAGATTTACACCTACCCTTTCAGTACCTAAGACGTATGAGTTAGTGTTCCCCTCGACTATTCAGGCACCCAACCCATCGACTTACTCGATAACTTCTTCCGAATTCATTTATAACGGCAGAACCTGTATCCTAAGAAATCGTCTTAACACTAACGTGCTTGAGGTTATCTCTGTTGTCAGCGGTAATGCTGTAGTAGATAATGCTGGTGATTACGATACCGCTACAGGTAAAGTTACACTTTCAGGTTTTGCACCACAGGCAGTTTCGTCTAACGAAATTAAAGTAACGGTTGTTCCTGCTAACCAAGGTTATGTTTCTACAGTAAGAGAGAACAAACTTGGGAAGGATACCGCTGCTATTACTGTGACTGCCGTTGAGACAACTACACTATAAATAGGACTATTACGGATTAAGATATGGCAGCGGTAGTAACAACAGAATTTATTGCACAGATCATCAAAGACACGAAAGAGACTTTTAACTCCGGGTTGTACATTGGTTTGGGCAGATCAGAAACTTGGGGTGCAGGCGAAACTCCAGCGAGTCCTCAAACCAGTTTTGAATATGCCAGAGAATCTCGTGGTTCTACTCAACACGTAAAAATCGTCACGGGTGTTTCTGCAGCGGTTGCTAGACAGGACTGGTCATCAGACACAATTTATCAACCGTATGATGATTCATCACAGACTGCTATTCCTTACGTGATGAACAGTAAATATGAATTCTTTTTGTGTATAGAACAAGGGTACACTGATGCTGGTATTGTTATTCCTAGTGATATAGAACCAGACAGATCTTTTATTAACGGCGGAACTGGTGTTTTTTCAGATCCTATTCAACCATTAGAAAACGAATTCGTTACTCTAGATTCACAAAGAGGAACGGGTGGTTACGGTAAAGGATATACTTGGAGATATTTGTTTACTCTAAGTCAGGTTGCTATCAATCGTTTTCTTACTCTTAACTACATTCCTGTCTCGTCTTTTACTCAAGATCCTTTAGATCAAGACGTTGAAACCGAGCAATATGAAATTCAACAGGTTAACAAAGCAAGTTATAATCTGACTGGAGATACAACGGGTCAGGTATTAAACATTAAAGTAATTGATGGCGGTGCAGGATATAGTGGTACAAACACTACAGCAACCGTGGTAGGAGATGGCACCGGAGCAACGGCAATCGTGAGCGTTGTCGGTGGTGTTATTCAAACCGTTCGTGTTACTAATCGTGGAACAGGATATAGTGTTGCTTCTGTTGTAATTGAAGATACTTCTATTCCTTCTGAAGACGCAACCTTAAGGGTTGTTCTTGGACCTAACAACGGAGTTGAAGCAGACCCTATTAAAACTCTTAAAGCAGAAAGTCTTCTTGTAACAACAGATTTTGAAGACGATGAGTTTTCTACACTGTTTACTGCCAACGATTTCAGACAAATACTTCTGTTTAAAGATCCAACTAATTATAATAGTTCTGATCTTTTCACTGCTAATACTGGAAAAGCAAACCGTGCTCTACAGACTACGGGTGTTACCAATATCCAAGAGGACAACATCATTGCTGGTGACACTAGTGGTGCTAAAGCGATTGTTGACCACATTGACGGTAATGATGTATACATTCACCAAACCGCTGAAACTGGATATGCTAATTTCCGTCAAGGAGAAGTTATTACCGATCAGGACACTGCTGGTAATGCTACTCTTATCAATGGTCCAGTTGATCTTGGTACGTTTGTACAAGCGGATCAGATAGACCCAGACCTTGATGTATATTCTGGTGAGATACTATACATAAATAATATCGCACCAATCGACAGAGACCCCAACCAAACCGAAGACATTAAGATAATTATCTCATTCTAGGATTAACACATGCCTAACACTTATAACAGCACAACCGAATCATCGATTTATAGAGACGATTGGGACGAAGCAGAAGGTTATCACAAAATATTGTTTAACTCTGGGCGTTCTCTTCAAGCAAGAGAGTTGACTCAGTTACAAACAATTATTCAACAAGAGATAACTCGTTTCGGAAGAAATATTTTCAAAGAAGGTTCTGCGGTTCGAGCGGGACTTATTGAAGTTGACAATAATTACAAATATGTTCGTGTTACGGGAACTGGTGCAGAAACTATCGCGGTTGGTACCAATTTGGTTGGTGATACCAGTGGTGTTTCTGCCGTTGTATTAGAAACGGTTGAAATTGCATCTAACGATGCACGTCTTTATATTCGATACACAGGAACTGGGGGAGCAGCACCGGGAGCAACAGAAACTCGTTTCACGTTGGGTGAAGGAATTAACTCTGGTGTTTACACAGTAGGTTCTAACAGCACTGACATAGGTGCTGGTGTTCGCGTAATTGTAGATTCTGGTGATTTCTTTGCGGCAGGGAGATTTGTTTATGCTCCTAAGCAATCTTTGATTGTTTCTCCAACTTCTAGAGTTTTTAATGGAACCGTAGGTTTTGTTGTTACACAAGATGTTATCACGGTAAATGATACCACAGATCTATATGATAACAGTGGTGAAACTCCAAACGTTGCCGCACCCGGTGCAGATCGTTATAGAATTCGTTTGGTGTTAACAGATAAAGCAAATGCAACGGGAACAGATTCGTTTATTTTCTTGTGTCGTATTATTAACTCTACCATCGTAGAACAAATTAATGAGTTGGATGAGTATAACACAATTAACGACATGATGGCAAGAAGGACTTACGAAGAATCGGGGAACTACCTTGCAGAACCATTTCAGTTAACTTTCGAAGATGACGATAGCACCGACTCAGATATTTTTGCTGTTATTAGTCCCGGACTTGCATATGTTCGCGGTTACCGTGTCGAAAACGAAAATCCTCTTAAGTTAAAATTACCTCGTCCACAACAATACGAAGAACTGGAAGCAGACTATATTCCGGTTGACTATGGTACTTATGTTTATGTTGATGCTTCCAGTGCAGACTTAAGTCGCTATGCAGATGCAAGTGGATCGGATCGAGTTAACCTTTATACTTCAACCGGAGGCACCGGGGGACCTATAGGGACTGCATATATCAAGGGTTTAACATATGAGTCTTCTGGTGTTTATAGGGTTCATTTAGATAATATTGAAATGGTCGATGTAAACTCTGATTTCAGTTCAGTTGCATCTATAGGAACAAGTACTTCTGATTACTTCGATTTGACCACGGCAGGAGAATTGAAAGAATCAAATAACCAGACTGGATTGTATGCTCTCCCTCGTGTTAGACCACGTTTGATTTCTAATTATCAGTTTAGATATTGGAAGCAATACACCGTTCAAAACGGTGGTAGTATTTCTGGTGATATCTCTTCTCCAGATGAAGAATACAGAGACAAGGCGCAATGGTTGGTAGTTAGTAAAACCACTAATGCTATAGTCACCAATGCTGTTATTACTATAGGTGCAACTCCGGATAACTTTAGTATTTCTGGTCTTGGAGCAGGCGACCACTATGTTGTAGCAGTAGTAGAAAGAAACAACGCACAAAGAAAAACAAAGACTTTGTCTACGAAAACCTATACGGCAACAATCGTTGGTGGCGTAGCAGAACTTCAGGACCCAGATGTTCTTGAAGTGACCAGCATCCTTAAAGGGACTGCTGATATCACAAGAGAGTTTACGTTGGACAATGGGCAAAGAGATACGCATTATGAAATTGCTTCTCTTAAACTAAAAGACGCAGGCGCTTATACAGGAGCAATTGATGTTACCTACAAGTATTGGAGTTGGGGTAACGTTGAAGTCGGTGGTGCAGGAACTGGATTGTTCTTTGATGCAGGATCTTACGGGAATGTGGATTATACAGAAATACCCGATCATGTTCAATCTGATGGTACGATTGTAAGTCTTAGAGACTATGTGGATTTTCGTGGACTTAAAACGGGATCTAATCGTATAGAAGCAGTTCATCCTGTTCAAGGAAGTTCAATTCAGGTTACTGCTAGTTACTATCTTTCACGCGCAGACAAATTAATTGCTACCGAAGATGGTCAATTTCAAATATTGTTAGGACAACAGTCGAGGGATCCTCAGTTTAAGAAGACCCCTGATAATGCTTTAGAGTTGTATAAGATTGTGATGAATCCTAACACAGTCAGTCCTGAAGATATTAACACGACTTTTATCGAACACAAACGATATACTATGGCAGACATTGCCAAGTTAGAAAGAAAGTTAGATGCTTTAGAGGAATCATACACGTTGTCTCTTGCTGAATTAGAAGCAAAAATGGCAGCACAAAGAACCGATAATACTGGTACTCCAGTTCCAGAAACAGGAAGACAAGTAGATGATTTTACAGATCATTCTGGTTCTTTTGTAAACCATGATGACTATTGCGCTTCTTTAGACCCGGAAAACAAATTGCTTCGCGCATGTGTTTCTGATGATAACTATCGTTTGATTTATCGTCCAGATGACGGAGTCACCGATGCAGGATTGCCAACTTATAAGCACAGTTCTAAAAACGTGCTTTTAAAAGGGGATAACATTTATATTGATCATACGGAAACACAGTGGATCGATCAACCTTTGTTCACTCAGTCAGTTTCAATTAACGCAAACTCTAAAACCGATTATGTCGGAGATTTGGAACTTTCTCCTTCGTCAGATGAATGGAAATCTGAGCAAACGGGTACCAGAACTACACCGGGAGGAGGAAGAATAGAAGTTAAAGAAGCACTTCTTTATAACTCTCACCAATGGAATTGGCACGGACGTAGAATAGAAGATTTCGAAGTTAATCCTAATGAATTGACTCGATATGGTCGTGCAGGAGTTGTTAAAAAACCAAGAAACGTTTCTCAGCGACATCCTCGAAGAGCAGTTTCTAGTGGTGGGCACGTAAATCGTGTTATCTCAAACGAGACTATTAGAACAGTGAATTCTGCAGGTAGAACCGTTGATGCTGCTATTGTTCCTTGGATTCGATCACGTAAAATTTATTTCCGTGCCACAGGGTTGAAACCAAACACTCGATTTGTTCCGTTCTTTGACGGTGTAGACGTTTCTAACTGGTGTAATGACGAAGCGTTTTCTCGTTATGCATCTAACTCAAATGATATTGGTAACCAAGGGCAAAGCAGCACTTCTGGACATCCAGACGGTTCTGCTACTTTGACCTCATCAGCATCAGGGAAAATCGAAGGTTCATTCTTCATTCCTAATGTTAGAGGCACATCAACGGTTCCTCTTCGTGCTAATGGTATTCCAAGAACCTTAGTTGCGCAAAATGACACGTCTCTTAGATTTAAATGCGGTAAGAAAGAATTTAAACTTATGGACGTAAGTACTCCGGATATTAATCAAGCGGGTAGTTATGCCGTTGCGATATATGATACTTCTGGGATGGTAGAAAACAGAAAAGATGGTATCACTTCTCCACGCATGCCTAAAAAAGCAAGGTTAGTTGAAAGTAAAATCAAACGTCCTTACAATGCTTCAGAGATGAAAGATTATCTTAACGGTATTGGTGTTGGTGATGTTGCATTAATTCAACCAGCAATCTCTGGTGGTTGGGGTGGCGACTTCCCCGGAAACATTAATCTTTCTGGTATAGATCTTTCTAGTGTCATTTCAGATTACGTAGATGTCAACCAGATGTCATACGCGGGAACATCATCTTCTCCGGATGATGATGTGTCGTATCCTTTTGCACAAAGTTTCACGGTAGACAATCAGTTTGGTGTTGTATTGACTAAAGTAGATTTATTCTTTGAAACGAAAGACACTTCTATTCCGGTTACGGTTGAAATCCGAAATATGGTAAACGGAAAACCCGGAAACTCAGTAGTACCCGGATCTACGGTTACTCTGGAACCCGGTTCTGTAAACGAAAATGCAAGTGGATTAGAATCAACAACGTTTACCTTCGAAGAACCTGTTTTCTTAGATCCCGGTAAAGAGTACGCGTTAGTAGTCAAGACACAGTCTTCAAACTACAGAATCTTTATTGCTAAGACTGGTGAATTCAAATTAAACTCTACTGATGTTGTAGTTTCTTCTCAGGCAGCAAACGGACAACTGTTCTTGCCGCACTCAGGAAGTGCTAAAGCATCTAAAGAACTAGATCTGGCATTCACTTTGTATCGTGCAGTTTTTGAAACCAACGCAAGTTTGGTATTACGCAACGTGACCCTACCTTACAACTTGTTACAAAAAGATCCTATCGTTCTTAATGGCACTACTACGGTTAAAGTTAAACACGACTGTCATGGATTAAGTGCGGGAGAAAGCGTAACTATTTCTGGTGTTGAAGCAGGAAGTTTTGGTAACGGTATAACAGAGGCAAACCTTAACGCTACTCATACCGTTGTAGATGTCGATGCTAAACACTTTACGTTTACTTTGGGTTCTGCTCCTACTACTACAGGCAACGTAGGAGGAAGTAATGTTCTTTCTAGCAGGAACAGGCAGTTCACCACCGCGATGGCAAACATTGATTCAATTGTACCTAATAAGTGTTCTATTGACGTGTCTGCACGATTCACTTCAGGCAAATCCCTTGGTGGATCTGAAACTAAGTTTGTGAAAGATCAAAATTATTCTCGAATCGTTCCCGGCACTAATGTTGAATTTGATTTCCCCAAACTTATCGCTGATAGAAGCGTAGAAATTTCTGAACCGAGTATCTCAGGGAACAGTGGGTTTTCACTAGACGTTAAAGTGGACCTTAAGTCTGCAAACAATTACGTTTCTCCGGTTATTGATCTCCAAAGATGTTCAATGACTTTGATTCAGAATTGTATAGACAATGGGTATTATATCGATGAAGTTGTAGAAACCGAACCTTATGGTTCTTCTGCTACTTCTCAGCATCAAACCGCACCACTAGAAACCGTAGAACCTTCTACAATTTTAGAAGCGAAAATCGATGCTAATGTTCCTAATGTAGCAAACTTAGATTTCTATTATCGTGCAGTAATGACGGGACAAAACATCTTAGATCAGAATTGGATTAAGGTTGAACCCGGTGCTGCTGGTCTTCCTAGTGGAGCAACCGTTAACATAAAGAAAGACATAATAAAAGAAGAGAATCCTCAAATAACTCATCCGATTGAATTTGAAGTTACAGGACTTCCTAAATTTAGTATGTCACAAATTAAAGCGGTAATGAAATCTACTAACTTAGCGAAAGTACCTCAGATCACAGGAATCAATGTAGGAACCTTCTTGTAATGCTTGATCCTAGCAGATATCAACAAGTGATAGACCATCCGCATTTAGTAAGAGACAAAACTAGCGGTGCTTTGATAAATACGAACGTGGACGAGTTTGAAGCGTATCGTAAAACTCGTGATCTGAAATTAAAAGAACAGCAAGAGAAACAAGATCTTGTTAATCGTATTAGCAATTTAGAAAACGATATGTCTGATATCAAAGGCATGTTACAACAATTACTGGAGAAAAACTAATGCCACAGTTATATGACGCTGGACCTCTTTACCAATGGAGGTTTGCTCGTCAAGGTGATGAAGCTTTTATAGATGCTTGTCGAGATACAGAACTAGACCTTTATGCCGCTGGCGTAAAACAAAGTCCGATGGTCGAAGGACAAGCACTAGTAGGTAACACCGAACTGTTTTTGTGGTTACATTGGGATTTGTTTAAATTCGAGTCTGTAGATCACGCTTACTATGAAAATAAACATTCAGGTCTTGGGGATCCGGTATTAGGACGAGCGACAAAACATGTTCATCGTATTGCTAGAATTTATCGTGAACGTTCTTCCGGAGAAGATGTTGCAGTAGTTTATCCTTACTGGCAAAGACTGAGTACAGGAATGACAGACGTATATAATCTTCCCCAAGATTGTTATGGACAGTGGTGGTCGCGTGATGACGGTTTTCATGTTCATCCTACTCATAGAGGAAAGAAACACTCTTTGTTTTTACGATTGATTGAAAGAGACCTCATGCAGTATCATTTTCCCGGCGTTAAAATTGCAGGGCAATTTTTCTATTATGATCAATATCTTCAAGCGAACCATCCTGCGTTTGTTCATAAGATTGTAGATCATAATACTGGAAATAAAGATTCTATCGTTAGCGTTTTTAAATCTATTATTATTAATAGAGAAGAGTCTTTAGAACCCTATATGTCTCGTATCGCAGTCCCTCGTAGATTCAACGAAACTGAAAGCACTATATACGGTACTGACCCTGCACTAGGAAGAGAATGGATTGCTGTTCGAAACATGTATGATAACGAAAAAGCAGTTCAAAGAAACGCCGGGAGAGGAGCACATTACGGACACTGGGCAGATTGGTCACGCGATGTTGGACCAAGATCAAGTGACGGTAAAATTGTATGGTTAGCAGATGAAACCAAAGGTTTAAAACCCTTTGTTAGTAGGTTTACCTCCGATTCGGATTGGATAAATACTAATTTTGCATAGGACTATTTAAATGTCACACCTTTATGACATGGGACCAGTCTATCAATGGCGATTCGCTCGTCAAGCAGATAGGGAATGGGTTGATGCTTGCTTTGACTCTCAATGGAACAAAACCGTTCAGGGGTTTGATTCTTCTCGTCAGATAAGTGCTGATGATTTAATCAATCACACTGAATTTTTTATTTGGATGTTTAATGATTATTTCCCCCATGAATCTATAGATGTCGGTTTTTATGAAAGAAAACATGCGGGAGAAGCGCATATTATACGTCAACATCGTTATCAATATAAGTGGGTTACTCTTATCATACATGATCGATCTATCGGGCAAGATGTTATGTGGGTTTCGGAAGACTTTTTCCGAATAAATGGTGTAAGTGCTACACAATTCAATATTAATTTTCAGAAACATTCTGGAGAATGGTGGCAACGACAAAGTGCTATAGGAGTACACCCAGACCATCGTGGCAATAAACATCATATTTTAGTCGGACCTTTTCATCGTGGTCTAATGTCAAGAGGACATTTTCCTGCCTTTAACGTCGGAGGTTGGATTCGCCACGAAGATACGACTCTTCATGTAACACATAAACAACCAGATTCCGATCCATATCCTTGGGACAAAAGAATCTACAACGGTAAGAAAATGTCTAGTGTTGATTGGTGGAAAGAAAAGTTAAAAGAAGACGATCCATCAGAAAGTATGTTCTCTATACCCAATCAACTGAATGAACAACAAAATAACTTATTCGCACCAAATGTTGGATATAAATGGATTGCTATTAGAAAGCGTACTGAAGCAGAATTTGCTGCACTTTATAATGATCCTAATGGTGCTATCTTTACTTGGGGAGCAGACTTTATGACGGAGGTTGGATACAACGAAGACGGTAAGTTATGTTTTCTCCCAGATCCCACAAAAAGTTTGAAACCTTATTTTTCTATGAGATCTAGTGACACAGAGTGGATCGATTCAACCTTTGTATAAAGGAAAGTCAATATGAAATACTATGACGCTGGTATATGGCAGTGGCGTTTTGGTTACGACACTGATAATGCATGGATGGCAGAATGCATGTAGACAAAACATATAAATAGAAGAATATTCACGCTATTCTGAACAGTTTATATGTCATCACGCCCATTAAAAAGTCTAGGTACAGGTGCGCTTCAAGAGTTAACTCTTACTGAAGAAGAATACCTCGCATATCGTGCTGGTGTACATCTAGGCACGATGACAACTACTTCTGCTGCGGCACTCTGTTTGGATGACACCAAAACTGCTATCGGATCTTACACAGATTCGTATTATAGTGGTTCAAGCGGCAGTGTAAACTCTCAGACATATGATCTGGGAACACTGGTCATGGAAGTAGAATCAGGATCCGCGAACGGATCCCTAAGTGCTGCTGCTCCCAGAATATCTCCCGATGGTGCTGCTAATTTTGGTCCTGTTCCATCTACCGTTCAGGTCGGGGACACACTTACTTTTGTCGTTCAGACAGACTACAATATATTAACAGGCGGTATACCGGAATTAATTAGTCAATATATTACTACTACAGTTGATGGAGTAACTGGGGGTTCCGTTTCTTTAAGTAACGTGACTTCACCAACTGCAAATTCTACTACTACGACTTCTGCTGTTTGGGACAGTACACAATTTAGTGCTCCTTCTTCTGGCACCCTTCAATCGACCTTTACTATGGTAGTTGAAGGTGAAGGTGAGTTGAATATTATTTTTAATGTTCTTGTATCGAAAGATGGTCTTACTCCTGATAGTGCTTCTGATTCGTGGAACATGGGTACTGAAATTTCAACGATTCAGGTTAATGCAGGATCTCCCGGTTTAATAGAAGTAAATGGCGATCCTTCTTTATATACTGATACTGATGCTCTTGGCAATGTTGAAGTAGGAACTGTTATTAATGTTACGTTAGGTGGAGGAGCAACACCGACTCCTTTTTGGAATCAAGCATTATCTACTAATCAGTCTGCATATACTGTTACTTCAACGCTGGGCGGTGATATCGGATACGAGTATACCGTTGAAGTAACAGGAACCGGACCATGCGAATTATATTTTAACGATGGACCTCTCACTGGTGGAGATCCGGTTCAATATTATACTTTAACTTTTACCGGAGTTGCCGCTAGTGGCGGTGGTTATACTTTAAACTCAGATGTTATCAGTCTTTATCAAAATCTGACAACAGTTGCTTCTCAGAGAAACGAAGCGAATTGGCGAGGATTGTTGCAGTGGGATAAAACACAGAATCCTCCGGGATTGAAAGAGATGAACGACACTGAACTTGATGTTCTTGTCGAACGTCTTGTTAAAAAGATTATGCGAGATGAGTTCCCCGGTGTGTTTCGTCTTGCGTCTTCTTCTCCCGGTGCAGATTGGACTGTTTTCTTATCTAATGTATTTACTGATACAAGAAACGATGGACACAGTCAAAACTATTCTATTTACATAAAACAATCGGGGACTGTACCCACGAAGCGTAAAGCGATGACAGTGGAAAGGTCTTCCGGTAGTGTTGGAACTTTTGCTGGCATTAAAGAAGGCAGTGATGCAGTTCTATCTACTACATTAGGAGAACGCGCAAAAGAAGTTATCAAGTCTACGGGGATTGGTACTTATCAGTTGAGGTCTTCTGCACAGGGTTCTCCTACTGAACCCGGAATCTGGGTGTCTAGAGGAATCGCCGTTGATACCAGAAACCAAACAACTTATACCTCTGACGTAGAACAGTATCTCGCAGATTATCAGTTAGATTACATTGCTGAATATCAAGGCGAAACAAACCCGACTCTAAACTTCACTTCTCAGTTTGAAGATAACGTTATCTATGAAGGCGACTTTATCTTAGACATCTTGTATGAGGGCGACTTCATATTGGACATCGTATATGAAGGAGACTTTGTACTTAATATTCTTTATGAAGGCGATTTTATTGCGGACTTCATTCTTGATATCATTTATGAAGGAGACTTCATAGGAGATTTCATTCTTGATACTATTTACGAGGGAGATTTTATAGGGGATTTCATTCTCAACATTCAGTATCAGGATGAAACGAACCCAACGATTCAGTTTCAGGACGAGACTAATCCTACTACGAATCCTGTCATACAGTATCAAGACGAAACGAATCCGACTACTAACCCAACAATTGTCTTTGAAGGAAACTTTATTGACAACGTACAATTCGAAGAAAACGTTTTGTATGAAGGGGACTTTATCCTTGATATTCTTTATGAAGGCGATTTTATATTAAATATTCAATATCAGGACGAAACTAACCCGACTACGAATCCTGTCATACAGTTCCAAGACGAAACGAATCCGACTACTAATCCAACTATCGTATATGAAGGGGATACTAATCCTACGATTAATTATGTTGGAGATTTTCAGGACGAGACGAATCCAACCACAAACCCGACGATTCAGTTTCAGGACGAAACTAATCCTGTCATACAGTTTCAGGGCGAAGTGGATAACACAACTAACCCAACGATTCAGTTTCAGGACGAGACGAATCCAACCACAAACCCGACGATTCAATATCAAGACGAAACGAATCCGACAATTGTATACGAAGACAACATTGATTATATTCTTGATGTTGACTATATCGCGGATTATATTTACGTAAGTGAAACTAATTTCACTGAACCTTATCTTGCTGAACCTACTCCTTCAGCACCTTATATCGATGATGTTGATTACATTGGAGACTTCGTTGGTGACGTAGACTACATTGGAGATGCCAATTACTTCGAACCTTATATTGACAACGTTGACTACATTGGTGACTTCATAGGAAACGTAGGATATACACAACAAACCAACCCAACAATTAACTATCAGGATAACGTTGATTACATCGGTGACTTTATTCTTGATATCACATATGTTGCTGAACCTACACCTACTGCTAACTATCAAGCCAACGTTGACTACATTGGTGACTTCGTCCTTGATATCAACTACTTTGGTGAATCTAACCCAACTATTAATTACCAAGACAACGTTGACTACATTGGTGACTTCGTCCTTGATATCAACTACTTTGGTGAAACTAATCCTACTGTTAACTATCAGGATAATCCAGATTACATCGGTGACTTCATTAGAGATCTTCAGTATTTTGCTGAACCTAATGCTACTGCTAACTATCAATATAACCTTGACTACATTGGTGATTTCGTTTATACTATCGATTATATTGGCGATGGAGCACAAGAAGTACCTTATATTGGTGACTTCATTGATAACGTTCAGTATTTTGCTGAACCTACACCTACTATTAATTACCAAGACAACGTTGACTACATTGGTGACTTCATAGGAAACGTAGGATATACCGCTGAACCTAATGCAACGATTAACTATCAAGACAACGTTGATTACATTGGTAATTCTGCTAACCCTATCGGGTATACTGCTGAACCTAATGTGACGATTAACTATATTGGTGGTCCAAAACAGACTACTCCTTATGTTGGTGACTTCATTGATAACGTTCAATATTTTGCTGAACCTACAACTCCTACTCCATATATTGATAACGTTGACTACATTGGTGATTTCATCGGCAACGTTCAGTATTTTGCTGAACCTAATGCAACGATTAACTATCAAGACAACGTTGACTACATTGGTAACTTCGTAGGAAACGTAGGATATACCGCTGAACCTAATGTAACGATTAACTACATTGGAACTGTTAAAACTGCTACTCCTTATATTGGAGACCTTAATACTACTGCTAACTATCAATATAACTTTGACTACATTGGCGACTTCATAGGAAACGTAAACTACGTCGGTAACACTAACCCAACGATTAACTATCAGGACAACGTTGACTACATTGGTGACTTCATCCTTGATACCAACTATGTTGGTAACACTAACCCAACAATTAACTATCAGGATAACGTTGATTACATCGGTGACTTTATTCTTGATATCAACTATGTTGGTAATACTAACCCAACGATTAACTATCAGGACAACGTTGACTACATTGGTGACTTCATAGGAAACGTAGGATATACACAACAAACAAATCCAACAGCGCCTTACGTTGATAACGTTAACTACATTGGCGACTTTATTCTTGATATTACATATGTTGCTGAACCTACACCAACAGCGCCTTATATTGATGATGTCGATTACATCGGTGACTTTATTCGACAAACTCCTTACATTGGTAATCCAGTTGGAACCGCCCCTTACCTAGACGAGGTTGATTATATTGGAAACTTCGTTGGTAACGTAGATTATATTGGTGATTTCTTAGGAGCGTCTTCTTCAACGATTAATGTGGTAGTAACATTCTTCTATGGAGACGTTTCGGATTATGATACAGAATCTGTTTATACGACTCCTTCTGTAACTTATTCTGGTTCGCCTAATGGCGGCGACACCGTTTCCGTGACATTTGCTAACGTGTTAGTTTCTGATATTGATCATGATGGTATCATCGCAACTTCAGGTAACATTACAAACGTTTCAGGTTCTGCTGCAGGTTCGACTAATCACCAATTTAAGGTTAATGCTTTAACACCATCGCCTTACTATGTTGATTATCAACAAACTTTCAGCGGACCTAAATCAGGTACTTACTATGCTCGTTTGACTGGTCCTGTTGACAACGATTCTTCGACTGCAAATACCACAGCACCTTTCGTTCAAACAACTCCTTATGTTGGTAACACTCAGTATACCGGAGACTTCATTCTCGATATCAACTATACCGGAGACTTCATTGCAGACTTCATCCTTGATATCGTCTATGAAGGAGACTTCATTGCAAACTTCATAGCAGACACTTTATACGAAGGGGATTTCATTCTTGATGTTCTTTATGAAGGGGACTTCATCGCTGACTTTATTCTTGATATCGTTTATGAAGGCGATTATATCGGAGACTTCATTCTTGAAACTCAATATACTGGAGACTTCATTGCTGACTTCATTCTTGATATTCTTTATGAAGGGGACTTCATCGCTGACTTCATCCTTGATATTCTTTATGAAGGCAACACCAATCCTGTCATTCAGTTCCAAGATGAAACAAACCCAGTAATTCAATATGAAGATAACATTCTCTACGAGGGCAACTTTGATAACTTAGTACAGTATGAAGGCGATTTTATTGCAGACTTCATCCTTGATATTTTATATGAAGGAGATTTTATCGCTGACTTTATCCTTGATATTTTATATGAAGGCGATTTCATCTTAGATATTCTTTATGAAGGTAACACTAATCCCACAATTAATTTTGTTGCGGAGTATCAGGACGAAACTAATCCTACAATTAATTTTGTTGCGGAGTATCAGGACGAAACTAACCCAACGACTAATCCGACGATTCAGTTTGAAGGTAACACTAACCCCGTTATACAATTCCAAGACGAAACTAATCCGACGATTCAGTTTCAGGACGAGACTAATCCCGTCATACAGTTCGAAGATAACATACAATATGAAGGTGATTTTATTGGTGACTTTATATTGGATATAATATACGAAACTAACTTTACACAAACTGGTGCGACTGCTCCGTTTGTTGGTGGTGAAACATCTTCTCAAGTAGGAACAGATGTTGCTGTCGTAGAAACTTATACTTTGTATTGTAAAATTGATGAGGGGTTAGATACAGGTGGTGGTAATGTAGGATTCGCAGTGTATGACACCGGATTATCTCAATTCCTTTCTGCTCCACACAATTATGCAGAAGATGGGTACATCGAGTTCAGAGTTGCTACTACTGCATATTCTACGGTTTATCTTGAGATTGATCATATTACTACCTCGAATGCAGATTTTACTACAAGCGTTGGTAGCAGAATTCCTATCACTATTACTGGTGGTGTGGGATTTAGTGGGCAGATTCAATTTAATGAAGATAGTTTAACGGAAGGTGACGAGACCTTCTACGCGAGACTGTATGATTCCTCTACCGGAGGAACAGAAATTGCAACGAACATTTTTGTTACGATTAACGATACTTCTATCGCTGGATCAGATCTTGCCGATGCTCAAATTACAGTAACCAATTTTGAGGTCAACCAACTTGGTAATCCGGACTTCAGTGGTACTTCATATCAAGCAGGTTTCTCATTACAATCTGATGGTGATTTAGTTTCTTTATCTGTGCCAGATTATGCAAGAACAGATCCTCTTAATGCTTCTCCAAATGCTAACTGGTTACCAGAAGCAGCGAAGCAAGTGGGTATCGGATCTGAATACGAAGTTAATATCACACAAGTCACAGGAACGATTACCGGAACAACGGTTGGTTATGTGACTTTGGGCACAACTAGGAACGTTAGAGGACGATCTTCAATTGCAAACGACAATGATATTTTCCTAGACACCGCAAGAGTTCGAATACGAAAAGTTGGTGCTGGCACAGATGATGTAGATGTCAACATTACCATGCAAGTTAATACGCAACAATAATTGACAACTATATAGAAGTAGTATATAATTAGATTATTTTGAGGTCTATAGTATGAAAAAATCCTTTTTCCAAGAAAACGCTTTCTGGAGAAATCAGGAAAAAACCGAAGCAATGTCCATCTATTGTATTGAGCAAGACGATGGTTCTGTTGATAGGCGACAACAACCTGTACCTAAATTCGTAGATGATAAGATCAATCCTTTGTGGACCCAACTCATGGAAGAGATTGGTCCTAAAAAGTTAGATGAAAATACGGAACAGCGACGAAAAGAAAAAATCACCAAAAAGAATGAGCAATCTTTAAAACAGAAACAAAGAGAAAAGTCTGTTAAGTTAGAAGAACTTTTTGCTCAAAAACTTAAAGCGTTTGAGATTCAAGAAGTCAGAGAGTGTAAAGACAAACGAGTTCGTACTAAAATTCGTGCTGCTAAAAACGAAGTGGAGATGAACGCTTGGATCGCTGTTGCCTTTATGAAATCTTTGGAGGAGGAGGATGAGTAAAGGATTTGTCGTCGTTGCTTCCACAGAAGAATTCTATTATTTCTCCGCTCTAAATTTAATACATTCAATCAAAGATTTTTATCCGGACGCTAAAGTCTGCCTTGTTGCGGAAGAAAGATTTTTAGAAACTGGTGGTGCTGATATTGCAGATGACGTTCTAACGTGTATTGATCATCGAAGATCTAAAATCTGGGGTATGGCAAATTCTCCTTACGATCAAACTTTCTACATCGATGCTGACTGCGAAATCGTTCACGAAGACGTAAAAACAATTTTCGATAAGTTCAACGGTAACGATATTCTTTTCACTGCTCTTACCGAAGAACGATCATATATGTTTAGAGAATATTATTGGGGCACCGAAGGAGATCATTTCCATTGGTGTGGTGGTACTTGTTTGTATGATAAGACAAAACCCTTAGTCGCAGACTTCTTGCATGACTGGTATGACCTTACCGTAAAACAATACTCGCATGACTGGTGGCCAGTTGACAAGCATGGACAACCTGATTTCAAAAACTATCCTGAATCTTTGCGCAGATGGGATCAGTTTTCTTTATGGTGGTTGCTAAACAAGACCCCTAAATATGAGAATATCAAAATCGGAAGACTTGATGGTGATGACGATGCAAGGTGGAATTACTTCGCCGGGTATAGATATGATCACTGCGAGAACCCGATAGTGATGCACTACTCTAATTCTGCAGGCAAAAATGACATGCGAGCAAAGTACGCAAAGTGATATGCAAGATATACCTATAAGAAATTCTGATCTGCTCAAAGATTTAAAGCGTCTAGAAAAGTTTGCAACCAATGATGTCCTGCAGGACATGAAGATGCGTGGAGAGCACTTCACAGAAAAAGATCAGAAGTGGTATACGTCTATTCCTTATCTGAAAGATGTTATAGCAAAGGGCAAGGAACATGACGGATATCCAGCAACAATTAAAAGTTATAGTCTCCAACACAACACGTTTCTAATTAACGAATCTCATAATCCTGCCAGAGTTAGAGAAAGTCTGAAAGAAATATGGGACTGCCTTGAAACTTTAGAAACTAAATATTGTTTGAAAACAAATGCTTTGTTTGCGGTTTATCCTCCCGGAGGTTTTATTGCTTGGCACAATAACGCCAATGCTTCTGCGTACAATGTGATCTTTACTTGGAGTGAGACAGGAGAAGGAGACTTTTCTTATCTCGATAGAAGAAAAAGTAAGATTATAAAAATGCAAGACAAACCCGGATGGCAGTGCAAACTAGGTTATTTTGCTGCCTACCAAGACAATCCTGCTGATCTGGTTTATCATAGTGCAAAAACAGAATGCTGGAGAATGACCATATCCTTTGTTTTTGATAGGTCTGAGCAATCTCAAAAACTTCAAGAGTGGATTATCGAGGATATTCAGCGGGATCAATAATCGTTTTCGTATAAATAAAACCATAGTATTCTCACGGAAAGTGATTCATGGCTTATTACGAAGACATCACTATTGATCAAGGTACAGATGTTGCAATCGAACTTCACCTGATCAACAAAGACAAAAGTAAAAAAGATCTTACTAATTACTCAGTGAATGCATGGTTGAAACCTAACTATGCTGCAGACTCAAGCGAGAAAGTTGCATTCACTGGGATAGTTGCAGATCCTGCAACGGATGGAATTGTAAATCTTTCCCTTACTAACCTTCAAACCGATCTTTTAAGTACTAAGAAACGTTATGTCTATGACGTTGAACTTTCCTATGTCAGTGATTCTGATGGTTCAGGTAACCTCACTTATATTATAGAGCGTATACTTGAAGGCACACTTCAGGTAACACCTTCTGTTACTAAAGCGTAGGGGAAACCATGACTGTTAAATTAAAAAATGATGGGACCATACTTATCGATAAGATTGTGGTGGGAACGCCTATTCGAACGGTGCAAGAAGCGGGTATTCCCGGTGTTAATGCTTCCGCTGCGGTTGACGGGGATGTTTTAGTTTACAATTCTCAAACTCAATTGTGGCAACCTAGCACCAATCTTAACGTTACTCTGGACGCTGGAGAATATTAATGTCCCATGATTCCTCAACTGCCACGATATTAATAAGAAGGTCAAGTACAAAAGGAAGACCTGTAGAAGCAGGCACTGGTAATTCTCTACTTCAGGTTGGTGAACTTGCTTACTCTTCTCTTGTCGATACCGAAGATGATGGTTTTGGTAACGGCGGTGATCGATTATACATTGGATCAGGAAATGTTTTAAGAGAAGAAGTTAATGTAGGAACTGCAGACTCTGCAACACACTACTACTCTTCAGAAATAACGACTATCGGCGGTAAGTATTTTACCGATATGTTGAACCACCAAAGAGGTGTCGTAACATCCGGATCTGCTCTACTTGTAGACGATGATAAAAAACTTAATGAACTTCTTGTAGACTCTTTACGTCTTGATGGAGATTCAGTAGCATCTACTGCAGGACCATTAAACCTACGTGGTGCAGATGGTAACGTAAGAATCCAAAGCAATTTACTTGTCGATGGTACTCTCACTGTTGATGGTGTTGCGACATTCAAAGCAGGATCGTCTGGTTCTATTCAGATGGGCGATTCCAACACCGACAACGTTGTTTTTGGTGCTGATGTAAATTCAAATCTTGTTCCTAACTTAACCGACACCTATGATCTTGGTGATTCTGTTCAACGTTGGAGAACTGTATACGCACAAACAATTGAGTTTGATTCTGCTACTTTTAGCACTCTTCGATACGAAGGACTAACTGAAGATCGTGTAGTAATTGTTGGTCCCGGTGGAATACTTGCCGATGATCCTAACTTCACTTATGATAGTGTAAGACTCACAGTTTCTGCTCTCACCAAACTCGATGGTGGAGTGACGATGACTGACAGTGCTACCATTCAAGGGAATTTGAAGGTAGACGGAAGCACTACTTTAGACACTACTCTCGACGTGACAGGTGTTGCAACTTTCAGTGACAATGTAGTATTTAATGCTGACATTAACTCTAATGTAGTTCCCGATCTTGACGTTACTTTTGATCTTGGTAGTGAATCTCAACGATGGAAAAAATTACACGTCAGGGAAGCATCATTAGATTCTGCTGATTTAACTAAACTCAATGTCAGTGGACCTTTAAATGTAGACGGTATCACTACTTTAGACTCTACTACCATCGATGGTCATTTGGTAACTACGGGTGACCTTACGATTGGACGAGATCTATATTATGGTGGCGATTTAACCATTAACAGAAACCTTACCGTTAATGGTACCACGACTTTAGATTCAGTTTATATTGAAGGCAGTCTACTTGTTCCCGGTGATATTAATGTTTCTGGACTCGCCAATTTAGATTCCACTACCATCGATGGCGATTTAACAGTAACTCGAAACTTTACGGTGCTTGGCGATACCACTAGTATCAACACTACTGAGTTAGTGATTTCAGATAAAAGAATTGTTATTGCAGATGGTGCGCCTTCAGACGTTCTTGCTAGTGGTGCTGGTATTGCAGTAGGCGATTCTTCTGAACCATACGGCACAATAACATACAAAAATGACGGTGTCAACCCAGAACGATGGGAGTTTGATCCTGTTATCTACACACCAGAAGTACAATTTGATGTTATCGATTGTGGTGATTATTTCTACGGTGAAGCAACGGACACTGAATCTTCTTCTGGAGGATCTGTAGCAGGATCAGGATCTTCAGGCAGTTCTCTTGTAACTAACATATCAAGTCTTACAGATGTTACTTTATCTAATGTTCAAGATGGTCAAGTTTTAAAATATTCTCAGGGCGAATGGATTAATGCGAACGATTTGACAGGTGGTGTTGGTGGTGGTATTGCACTGACAGATATTTCTGTTAGTCAATTAGGTGCTGCAGGATCTGGTTCCTTGTCTTATAATAATGTGTCTGGTGTGTTTACCTACACACCACCTGTGTTACCCTCAGATCAAAATATATTTTCTACGGTTGCTGTATCTGGTCAATCTAATATTACTGCGGGATCGACAGCATCAACTTTGAACTTCGCTGCTGGGACAAACATTTCTCTTACAACTGACGCTGGCACGAACACGGTAACTATTAATAGCAGCATTACGGAAACGCCTCAAAACGTTTTCACAACGGTTGCTGTGTCTGGTCAAACTGATATTGCCACTACCGACCCTGAAGATACGTTGACATTTGCTTTCACTGGTGGTCTCACTGCTACTACCTCTGGTAAAACTTTAACTATAGATGCTTCTGGTGTAAGTGGTGGTGGTTCTAGCGTTGCGGTTAGCGACGAAGGGAGTGTATTAACAACTTCTGTAACTTCATTTGATTTCACAGGAGCAGGAGTAACAGCAAGCGAAGTTGCAGGTGTGGTGACTGTAAATGTACCCGGTGGCGGTGGTAGTGGACTTGCTTCTAGAACAACCCCATCGGTAACTACCAACCCCACAACTGTTGCAGATCAGGCGACTACTGACTTAAGTATTACAAATGGATTCCCCACATACGCTCTTCTCAAAATACAGACTAACGTAGAAGCATGGGTTCGAATATACACCGACACTACATCAAGAACTGCTGACGCTTCTCGTTTAATTACTGACGATCCAGCACCGGATGCAGGTGTAATAGCAGAAGCGATCACTTCTTCCGGTAACTTGACGATCAAAATGTCTCCCGGAGTTATTGGTTGGTTAGAGACGGGATCTGCTATTCCTATAGCAGTAACTAACTTAAGTGGCACCGCGAGTGTTCTCGAAGTAACTCTTACGGTAGTCGAGTTAGAAGTATAATGGAACATTACGTAGTAACTCTATGGAACCATACGGATCTAGATGCTTTCTATGATGATATGGAAACTCCCGGCGGTAGTTTGTATATACCGGATCGAGAGTGTGATTGCTGTAAACGTAAACCAATTTCTCGTAACACTCATTACATGCTCACCGCAGAAGAAGCAGAACAGGTCAGTCAAGACGAAAGAGTTCGAAGCGTTGTTTTAAGGAGCGAAATCCCTAAATTTACGGATGATGCGTTTACTCGATCCGGAACTTATGACAAAAACTGGGCAAATGCGCCTGCAGGTACTTCATCCAGAAACTGGTCATTGTGGAGAAGCAGAAATACTTACAACGATAATTCTGCAACAATTGATGGATGGTATCCCGATGGACCTATGTCAGCGGCAGGAGAAAATCCTCTTCTTTCTAGCAGTATAACACAGACAGAAACGGGAAAAAATGTTGACATTATTTTTGCCGATGGACCCTTGGATCCTAACCATCCGGATGCTGCTGTTAATGAAGATGGGACTGGGGGTACTCGTGTTGTCGAGTATGATTGGAACCAACACACCGTAGAAGTCGGAGGATCTCTCACGGGCGCTTATTCCGGATATGTTTATGAAAACGTTTCTAGTTCTACCTATAATCGACAAATTAATCATGGTTCGTCTTGCGCTTCGCAAGCGGCAGGGAGTCAACACGGACACGCACCCGGTGCAAACATATATTCTATTTGGCCATATGATCCTGCTGCTTTTGGACTTCCTTCGACCTTTGATGATGAGATTTGGGATTACATTCGAGCATTTCATAACAACAAATCTGTTAATCCTGCAACGGGGGTCAAAAACCCTACAATAGTAAATGCCAGTATTGGATTTACTTACACTTTATCTGAGAGTGGTTCACGTTGGCCATACTATGCGCAAAATGGAATAGGAAATACTTTTGGGCAATTCCTCAACACTTCTTATAAAATGAGTAATGCTGAAATGGAGGCGGCAGAAATATGTGCCGAATCAAAAATTACCGGGACCTCTCCAAATAGATCTGCTGATATTAGCGGAGTTTTTGGTTGGACTGCTGTAACTCCCGTTGTTTCAGAAATAGAAGATATGATTGCTGATGGAATTCATTTTTTTAAATCGGCAGGAAATTCTAACAATTTAAGCAAAGTTCCCGGAACCACATCTTGGTTAAATACTTACATGCTTAATGGTTTTACAGGAACAAACTCTTATAATAACGGAACTTTGAGCACCACGAATAAATTTCATTATCATGGTAAAAGTTTTTGTCCTCCGGAAGGGATTACAGTAGGCGCAATAAGTGGTTCACCACAGGGCGTTTTGCAATCGCAAGGCAAAGGAGAAATGCCTATTTACTATACGGTTAGAGGCGAAGGTGTAGACATCTATGCTTTCTGTGATTTTACAGACGCTGCGGTAAACAACAATGGTTTGAGCGTTGGTAACGTAATTCAAGATGGGCGTAACGCTAGTTATTATATTCGTAAATTTAATGGTACGTCTTCTGCTTGTCCGCAAGCGGTAGGAATGGCAGCATGTATCTTAGAAAGATATCCTGATATGTCTCCTGCTGACCTGAAAGAATATATCCTTGCTTCTTTCACAAGAGATAAAGATAATGATAATGAAGTGGGAGATGATGGTCGAGGTTGGCCCGGTGAACAACCAATAAACTTCGATCCCTTCAGTGGAGGATTAGATGGTGATTATGACAACTATTCTTTTGCGGCAGGTGAAAACCCAAAGGTGATGATGTACTTGAAAGACCTCAGAACCAGCGAGGGCAGGGTTGGTAGAGACGTGCTACATAGACAGAGAAGATCAAGCGGAGCAGTCTATCCCAGAGCAAGAGTTGCTAGAACTTATCGAACTTAAAGTATATAAATACACTTATTGCACCTAAATACTAAGATACAACAGAGATCGAAGCATGGCATCACGTAAAAAAATATTATTTCCACGCAGTGATATTCCGGGACGTGCCCCGACACTGAATGAAATCGATTTCGGTGAAATTGCCATCAACACTCACGATGGTAAAGCATACATCAAAAAGAATAAAGATGGCGAACTTTCCATCCAGTCTATCGGTGCCGAAGATGTAGACAACGTTTATTATGTGTCTCAGTCAGGTACCAAAGGTAATGACGGTAAGTCTTTAATGAATTCTTTTGCTACCCTAGACTCAGCGGTAGCGGTTGTATATGCAAAACAAAGTTTCAAGTTCGATAGAGATGTATGTCATCGTGACCTCAACCTCATCATGGACAACGTTCGATATGATATGTTGTTGGGCACAAACTTTGGTAGCATCATCTCTGGTCAGTCTTATAAAAGGGGCAACGCCGCTAAGGTAACGGCAGAACAGTTGTATCAAACCAGACGTGCGATCAACGAAGAACGTCTTGGTATGATCTCGGTTCCAGAAGTTAAAACCAGTTCTATTGCTAAACAACGAGTATCGGCAGGGTTCGATGAGATCATTGAAATTCTTGTCGGCGGTGATGCATCAGAATTTGTTTATCCTGATCCTCCGATTGAATACGATGCTACAGACGGTGGTTCGAACGCTGCTGCTCAGATTCTTATCGACAACAAAGACGCAATCCAAGATGCGGTATTAGACTATCTAAATGACCCCGCAAACGATTTCTTGACTGGATCATACAATGCCACCAAGTGTGCGAGAGATGTTGGATTGATTGTTAACGCAGTAGCACGTGACCTTATCATGGGTACGAACTACAACACGGTTACCGCAGGGTGGGCGTATAACAGAGCAAACTCAGCATATGTTTTAAGTGACCAGAAAGATGCTACAATCGCTGGTGTCAATTTTGCTAGGGACTATGTTACTGCACTCTCTGGCGTCACCAGCGACACAGATATTGAGCAATTGTTCAGAAACGTCACGGTTGTTCTTGATGGTTCGCAAACGGTTTATCCTGCTATCAATTATCCTCAGACACCGGGTGCAACCTATCAGTCTGCTAATTCTTCTGCTAGGGTAAATGCTGCAGCGGCAATCAAGGCAAACCGTGCTACTTTGGTTGCTGACACAACCAAGTATATCAACGATAACTTCACTGGAATCGGATCTACATGTGAGCGAGATCTTGGTTTGATTCTAGATGCGGTTCGTCGTGATTTAATTTTAGGAACAGATTATAACTCTATCACGGCAGGAAACTCATACTTACGTGCAAACTCTGCTTATGTTCTTTCAGAGCAGAAAAATGTTACTATAGCATTAGTAGAATACGCAAGGGATCAGGTCAAGGCACTAGCAGATGTTACCAGTGACTCACAAGTAGACACTTTGTTTGCTCGCGTGATTGATGTTCTTAACGGAACCAATACCACTGTTCAACCTGTAACCACATATCCGGTGGTTGGTACTTATGCGTCTACACGTCAAGCACAGCATGATGCAATTCAAGGAGCAAAAACGACACTTGTCGAAAGTGTAACTCAGTATATTTTCGACAATTACGAACAGATCTCCTTCAAGTATGATCGTGCTAAATGTTCACGAGACGTTGATAACATTATCAATGCGGTTGCAAGGGACTTGTTACTAGGAACCGATTACAATACATACACTGCTGGTAACGCTTATCAAAGAGCAAACTCTGCTTACGTTCTGAGTGACCAAAAGCAAATTACAATTGATGCAGTAAATCTTGCAAGAGATACTTTGATAGCACTTCCTGCTATCACTAGCGATGCTACTATTACTACTCTGTTTGCAAGAGTAACCAGTTTCATTTCAGATACGCCTCCTGCGTATCCTACAATCAATTATCCTACGACTGCTGGATCAACATATCAAACTGCTGATCGTATTGCCGCTGCTGCAGCAATCCAAGCAAACCGTCAAACTTTGATTGAAGGAACTTCTACCTATATCAGTCAGAACTGGTTTGATTTAGATATTGGTGCTACGTGTGAGCGAGACCTTGGGTTAATCCTTGATGCAGTAGAAAGAGATCTTTTGACTGGATCTGACTACTGGACTCTGACTGCAGGTAACGCTTATCTGCGTGGTGCTTCCGCTTATGTTTTAAGCACACAGTCTGCCGTAACTAAAATTTTGGTGGAATATGCTAGGGATTTAGTCAAGGCACTTCCTAACGTAACTAGTGATGCTACGATTGACACTTTGTTCAAGAGAGTCACTGACATTCTAGACACTACGATTTCTACCATTCAAGTACCAACTGGGTTCCCAATTACAGGAACCTACGCAGGTTCTAATTCAAGAGATCTGCAACGAGACGATCTTGTTAATAACAGAGCACTTTTGATCTCAGATACTACTGCTTACATTAATGTTAACTTCCCGTTACTGGTTTATGATGTAGCAACGTGTGAAAGAGACACGGGGATGATTATCGATGCTTTGATTGCGGACTTGACTTATGGTGGTAACTCTGCTTCTAGAGATGCTGCACTCGCATACTTCTCTTTTGGAACCGCACAACTTGGTTCCGGTGAAGAGTCTGCAACCGTAGCAGCATACAATGATTTGGCAACACGAATCAAGGCACTCACTAATGTTTCAGAAGATGCTCGCGTTGACGAACTTATCGGTATTACGACTGGTGTAATCACTGCAGGTAATGTGGACAGTATTGCTGCACTCAGCGAGATTTCTACTGCTGGTTATACTACCACAGAGTTTGATGCTATTACTGCTGCGGAATCTACTATTACAAGCGACACCATCGCACACGGAAGAGAATTCTATCAGAACTACGATCAGGATGCTTGTGAGCGAGACGTAGGATATATCTTAGATGCTTTGGCACACGATGTCAAGTATGGTGGTAACGTAGGTACTAGAATTAATGCAGAAGCATATTTTGTCGGCACTGTATCACAATTAGGACCCGGTGTCAACTCTGAAGGTGAAACCGAAACTCAAGCAACCATCGCTGCTTACAATGATCTGAAAACAAGACTGAATTCGGTGGTCACTACGTCTGCTGAACAAACAGTTGTTGGTGGATTGGTTGATATTATAACAGGAGTTTTGACTGCAGGCAACTTAAATAGTCTGCCTGCTGAAGTAGAAGTTAGTACTGCTGGACTGACCACTACAGAGTTTGACGAATTGCAATCTAACATCACATCAACACAAGAAGTAGTTATAGACTTTGTTAACACTTTCGTTGGATATGATGTTGCTGCATGCGAAAGAGACACAGGGTTTTTAATTGATGCTTTGTTGCATGACCTTTTGTATAGCGGCAACTCCGCTTCGAGAAGTGCTGCTTTAGCATACTACTCGTTTGCTGTTTCATTGTTAGGAACCGGAGAAGGTCCTATCACCGTTGAAGCATATGGACATCTCATTTCTGAAATTCAAGGGTTGACAAACGTCACCGAAGATGTTAGGGTAGCAGAACTTATAGACATCACCAGAGATGCGATCACCGCAGGTAATGTTGATAGCGTACCCGCAGAAGTAGATATTAGCACCGCAGGGTTGACAACTACAGAATTTGATGCTATAACAAACAACAAAACTATTATTAGTGATGCAACTTTACTGTATGGTCAAACAAATTATTCTTTCTATGACCAAGCAGCATGTGCACGAGATGCTGGGTATATCCTAGACGCTGTTGCTCATGATGTTCAATACGGTGGTAACACTGCAACCCGAACTAACGCAGAAGCTTACTACGTAGGTAGTGTGCTTCAATTAGGCAACGGAGAAATTGAAGCAACCGTTGCTGCCTATAACGATCTTAAAACTAGAACCCAAGCAATCATTGCTACTACCTTAGAGCAAAATGCTGCAGGATTAAAGTTTGATGTCATCACGGATGTTATCGAAAACGGACTAGTTGGTCTGCCTGCTGAAGTTCAGGTCGTTACAACAGGACTTGACACCACAGAATTTGATGCTATAATAGCGGGAATCTCAGCAACTCAAGCTGCAACTATCGACTATGTCAATTTAAATTGGGCAACACAACTAGCAGGATATGATGCAGGCAAGTGTGCTCGGGACGTAGGATTAATTCTTGATGCGGTGAGACGAGACCTTCTTCTTGGTACTACATTCTGGACTAAAACTGCTGGGTTTGCATACTTACGTGCAAACTCTGCTTACGTTCTATCGGATCAGAAACAAGCGACGATAGACGCAGTCAATTTTGTCAGGGATGAAATTTTTACTCTTACGGGTCTAGATCTCAACTACCTGTTTGTCAACGTACTTAATGTTCTTAACGGAACTATTACTGAACCCGGAGTTATTGGTGGTTGGGTTGATACCGGAGCAGGAACGTATTCTAACACAAGATTTGCCCAAGCGCAAGACATTATAAACAATTATCAAACTCTTATTGATGATACTACAACATATATTTTCGAGAACTATGATGGTATAGGATTCGAATATGATGTAGATAAGTGTTCCCGTGATGTTGAAGAAATTATCAAAGCGGTATCTAGAGATTTAATTCTGGGTACAGATTACAACACAAACACGGCAGGTAATGCATATCAAAGAGCAAACTCTGCATATGTTCTGAGCGATCAAAAACAAATTACTATTGACGCTGTCAACGTAGCAAGAGATTATTTGAAAGACTTGACAGATGTCACAAGTGATGCTACTATTGACACGCTTTTCGCTCGTATCACTAGTTACATCAGTGACACACCTCCTGTATATCCTTCTATCAACTATCCAAACACAGTTGGATCTGTATACCAAACTGCAAACAGAATCGCTGCAGCGGCGGCAATTCAGTCGAATCGTGCGTCGATTATATCAGATACTACAGAATATATCAACGACAACTTTAGCGGTTTAGGTACAACCTGCGAAAGAGACTTGTCTCTTATAATCGACGCTGTTCGAAGAGACCTCGTTCTTGGTACAGATTACAACACGTTGACTGCTGCTAATTCATATTTGCGATCTACTTCAGCATATGTTTTGAGCGATCAACGAGATGTTACCATAGCATTAGTAGAATACGCAAGAGATCAAATCAAAGCACTGCCAAATGTGTCCAGCGATGCTACGGTTGACACTTTGTTTGGTCGTGTAATCGATGTTCTTAACGGCACGACAACAACACCGCACACAAGCATTACGTATCCAGTTAACGGAACTTATGCAAACGTTGCTGGACGTGCTGCTCAGAGTCAAGAAGTGCAAGCGAACCGTCAGGTTTTAATTGACGATACTACTAACTATCTTGATACTTACTACCCTGAATTAGTATATGATCAAGTCGCATGTCGAAGAGACACCGGATTTTTAATTGACGCAATTAGTCACGATCTTTTGTACGGTGGAAACACGGCATGTAGAACTGCTGCGCTTGCTTATTTCTCAGGAACTAACTCTCAGTTAGGATCTCAGGAAGAACTACCTACAGTCGCTGCCTACGAAGTTTTAAAGAGCAACATTCAATTACTAATTAACGTGTTCGAAGACGCTAGGGTCGCAACCCTTGTTGATATCGTAAGAGATGTGATCTCTGCAGGAAATACTTCTGGCATTCCAGCGGAAGTAGAAATAGACACTGCAGGACTTTCTTTGACGGAATGGAACGAAATCAATACATCTGAAGCTACTATAATTAACGATACTATCGAGTATGGAAGGGATAACTTCTCGTTCTATGATCAAGACAAGTGTGAAAGAGACGTTGGGTACATCCTTGATGCTCTTTCTCATGACGTTCAGTATGGTGGCAACTCAGCAACAATTACCAATGCTAAGTCATATTATGTTGGTGCCATCTCTCAATTAGGTTCTGGTGAGGTGTTTGCTACTGCTTCTGCATACGAGAACTTAAAGACTTTAATTAATGCAGTAGTAGCAACAACACCTGAAGAAACTTACATCTCTAACTTGCTTGATATTATCATCACAGTTGTCAACGATCAGAGTTTAGACAACCTTGCTGCTGAGATTGACATTGACAGAACCGGACTAAACTCTACTGAGTATGATGCTCTCAACACAGCAATTACTGCTACACAAACAGAAGTTATCGACTATGTCAATACTTTTGTTGGATATAACGTTGCTAAGTGTGAAAGAGACACTCTCTTCTTAACGGAAGCACTCATTGCCGACTTGACATACGGTGGCAACTCTGCTATGAGGAACGTTGCGAAATCATACTTTGTCGGTACTCAAAATCAATTGGGTGTAGGAGAATCTCTTCCAACCATAGATGCATACAATGATTATGCAAGAAGAGTTAAACTATTACCTAACGTAACAGAAGATGTACGAGTCGATGAACTCATCGCTATCGTGACTAATGTTATCGCTGCTGGTGGCATCGATGATATTCCTGCTGAAGTCGATATCGACACCACAGGATTCGATACTACAAATTATGATCTGATCAAGAACGATACTGGAGCAATTCAGAACAGAGTTATCGATTACGTAAACGACTCTACGATTGTTTCTAACTTTGATCAGCATAAGTGTGAAAGAGACACGGGATTGATCGTCGATGCAATCGCACTTGATTTACAAAACAATACGAACTATAATAGCATAACCGCAGGTCTTGCTTATCAGCGAGGTAATGCACAAAAAGTTCAATCAGATCAGTTACAATATACAGTTGATTCGATCAATTACTTACGTGATCAAATCAATGCTACGGCAGGATTGACAGAAGCCAGTCAAACTTTCATTACTGCACGTGCAAAAGAAATCACAGACCTCCTTGAAGAAACAGGTGCCTATGGTGCAGAAGACGGAGATCCAATATTCTTTGATGGGACAGGTCAAGAAGATGCTGATAAGAGAAATGCTGCAAACGCACTCATCGTTAATCGAAGAAAGATGCAGCGTCAGATCATCACGTGGATTCAACAGAATTACGATTCGTTAGAATATAACCAAGACAAGTGTGAAAGAGACGTTGGTTATATCGTAGATGCTTTGACTCATGATATTCTTTTCGGTGGCACCTTTGCTTCTGACACCAACGCACGTTCTTACTGGGTAGGGACGGACCTTGATATAGAAGGTGGTACTACTTACGAAGATCTAGATGGACAAGCGGATAACTGGACTAATCAGTTAGGTGACGGAGAAATCGTTGCTTCAGTTGCCGCATACGAACAACTCAAAGTCTTTGCAAACTCATATATCTCGACGAGTGCAGAAGAAACTCGTGTAAACCAATTGCTTGATATTATCATCAATGCGATTCAGATCACTCCTCCTGCATCTCCTTCAGTTGATGAGTTAGTTACTGTTACACTTCCTGCTATATCAGGACAGGCAGCATTGTTCCATACGAACAAAACGACTCTGCAACAACAAACAGTTTTCTATGCAAATTCTGTATTCCCAACCTACTCCTATGATCAAGCAACTTGTCGAAGAGACGTTGGTTATATTGTAGACGGTTTGGTTTACGATCTTAAGTATGGTGGTAACAGTGCTACTTCATATTCTATGCGTTCATACTTCTCTGTGTTCAACAAAGGGTATGCAGACATCTTAGGAGATAGCGAACTTGCTGCAACCGTAGCAGCATATGAGCAACTTAAAATTATTATCGGAACTCAAGGAGTTTCTGGTGTACACTTAACTCGTGTAGGAAATCTGTTAGACCTGATTATTCATGCGTTAGAACAATCTTCGACTGGTATTTTCCAAATTGGTGATTTCTTTGGTCCTAATGGTGAACTTTATCAGTATAACTATCCTTTCGATCTAGCAGTTGGGTTTAATACTTTAACATTCCCAGATCCTATCGCTTTGGGTATTAAGATTACATACCCAGACATTTATGAAGCGTTTACAGAGTTTAATAAAGACCCAGTTGTTACGTCTGTAAGACAAACAATTATTACACAGTCTTTGGCAGTTTCTGATAACCAAGGGGCAGACACTACGATCTTCTTGAAGTCTGGTGACTACACCGTCAACAATCCAATCAAACTTCCTCCGAAGACTGCTATCATCGGAGACGCATTACGATCAACGACTATTCGTCCTCGTAACGTAGATAGCGATATCTTCTGGGTTGATAACGGTTGTTACGTTAAAGAGATTACATTCCGTGATCATCAGAACGGTGCAGCGTGTGTCGCGTTCGATCCACGCAACGATAATATTACAGGTCCGTTTATCACACAATCGCCTTATGTTCAGAACTGTACTTCGTTGACTACATCAGGTATCGGTATGAAGATCGATGGATCTAAAGTGTCTGGTCTTCGCTCAATGGTTCTTGACGCATTCACTCAGTTCAACGCAGACGGTATTGGAGTTCTGCTGAAAGAACGTGCATATGCACAGTTGGTATCGTGCTTCACGATTTCCACGTCAACTTCGATCAAAGCAGAGTCGGGTGCCCAGTGCTCGATCACAAACTCGAACTCATCGTTTGGAGACTTTGGTCTCGTTGCAACGGGTGGATCTAAGTCTATCTACAATGGTTCGTTGCATGCAGATTACAACTTGAACGATGATATCATTCGAGTTAACGGCATTCTTAATACAGACTCAGCAAACTACTCATTGAACCTTGGAGATTTTAAAACTCCGAACTATAACGATGCAATTAAATTTTCTACTGATTCGTATTACTATACGATTCTAAATGTTTCAGACGAGATTTTGCAGAACTGGTCTGTGTCAGGAAATGAAGATCAAATTAAAATCGCTTCTAACGATCCAGCGGATTTTGGTACAGGGTTTGGTGTGCGCATGTCTAAGAACGATCAAGTTCTTGCCTTTGCAAACATCGAAGAACGTAATGTAGAAATACTAAATCGTGATGTTTTGGCATGGACTAACACATCAACGATTGTTCCTACTAACCCGGTAAACAATGCTGCGGATTCTGATGCATTCGGACAACAGATTGTAATGAGCGAAGATGGGACTACAATTGTAGTTGCTGCTCCTGCTAACCGTCACGTTGTTGGCGGTGTAGGTCTAACTCAATACGGTGGTGCATATGTTTATCATCAAGATAGCGTTGACACTTCATTGTGGAATCAGGTTCAATTTATTCAAGATTCTGTTTCTTCTTCACCAAATCCGAATACAAATAGAAGGTTAGGCGATAGAATGTCATTGTCTGCTGATGGTAACACATTGTTGCTTTCTAATAGAGCAGACTCAGATGCTGGATTCATTTCTGGTTCGGTGCAGATTTGGGGAAGAGATTCTGCTAACGATGTTAATGGTTACCAATTCAAACAGAAACTTTTGTTCCCGAAAGGCACTGCAGCACTTGCTCCTCGAACCACAATCAATGAGGATGGTATAGCAGTTCTTGTTTCGTGGAGAGGAAATACTCATTACTATTATACTAAGAATCAGTTCGGAAACTATAGTATCTCACAAAACGTTACGTCTCAGTTAGCACAAAATGACGAAGCAGATTTTGAAATAGTGATGAACAAGACTAACGGTTATGCTGCCTTCACTTCTTCACAGACTGCTCTAACTGCGATAGATTCTGCTCCTTCTCAAGCAACGGGAAGCGTTTTCCTTCAGGTTAATGATGCAAGTAAGTTTGAGATTGGACAAAGGGTCTATGCCTCTTCTGCTACAACCATTGAGTATACTAGCAAAGACACGCGAATCCCTGATAATACGACGATTGTTGATATTGTAGGTAATACGTTAGAGTTATCCAATCCAACAACTGGGACCATTGACGGTAACTTTGATTACATCTTTGGTTATCATCCTAATTCAGGCGGTGTAGAACTTTATCGGTTTAATGAAGGTTCTTGGAGTCTGCAGGAATTAGTATACCCAAGGGATGCTCGAACAGACCAAGGGTTTGGTACTACTATTGATATGAACACTAAAGGTGACTTGGTTATTGTCGGACAGAATCCTAGAAACGATTTAAATGATTCGTGTGCGGTATATATGGTAGAACGTGCAGGAACAAACTGGTCTGAAGTCGCTATGATCAAACCACAAACAGTTCAAAAAGTGGGTGACGGTAATGGTAGCACTGCGGATGATCGTTTCGGTAGATATGCTACTATTGGTGGAACAGGTGATTACATTGCAGTAAGTGCAGATAAGAGAACCGTTGAAGGAGATAATGGTGCAGTATTCACTTATTCTTCTATTCTCCCAGAGACAGGTTCTTATGAATTGACGATTGCACCACCACTAAATAAAAACGCAGGTGCTGAACAGAAAGTAGATTTCCATCAGAGATCATTGATTAGTGCTTCTTCACACACGTTTGAATTCGTAGGTTCGGGTACAAACATGTTTGCTGCTATTCCTCAGAACGGCGGTATACCGAAGAAAGAAAACGAAATTGTATTTGACTCTGCTGAATCATTAACGCCTAACTTTGGTTTGGTATACTTCACTGCTACGGACGAACTTGGTGACTTCCGTATTGGTGGAGACTTGACCATTAACCGTGAGTCAGGAACGATTACAGGAACAACGTTTGACAGATCGTTGTTCGCGGTGTTAACACCATATATTCTAGCATTAGAGGGATAAAATGGCAACTCCATTAAATCAATTTAAAACAAAAACATTTATTATCCAAGATAAAGATCCTACGGATGCTCTTAAAGCACGTGGTACAGACGTTGTGTATACAGTTCCTGCTGGAGTTTCGGCAATTATTCTGATGGCACAAATTTCGAACACAGCGAACGATGCGTCTTATAACGTTAACTTTATTCATCACGATGTTGGAACAGACACGTCTACCTTTCTAGTGAAAGACTTTTCTGTTCAGGCATTCGATGCTGTTTCTCCGCTAACAGGAAAATTAGTTGTGCAAGAAGGAAACCAGATTGCGGTTTGGTGTGAACAAGCGGGTAAATTAGAATTGACGTTAAGTTACTTGGAATCATTAAATGGCTAAGAGACTCATATCACTCGCAGGGAAGGTTATTAGGAGACCTGTTGACGAACTGGACGCAGATCGTTATCAATACCTTTCCTTAGAGCAAGCAGAACCTAATCCGGGTAACCCAGACAGCGATAATAGTTTATTCTTTTCTAACGCTGATGGTACCCGTGGGTTTACTAAAAAACCCATTTTAAATGGACTTCTGTTTGAAGACGGCCAACTTCCCGAAGCGGAAGTGAATGATGACTTTGCTTTAATATTAAAGACTAATCCCTTTGATCCCGGTGATGATAGTGTTGGTTTTAGACAATTAGGTGACTTAGCGTTTAGTGATTTCACAGACCTAAACCTTCAGATTGTAACCCAAGGCGGTAACACAACTGACCAAGGTATTGTATTACAAGAGATAGGTTCTACAGGAGCAGATGTTTTTCCGGGCACAGTGTATGCTCTGAGAATTGAAGCAGAAAACTCCATGCAAGTGGATGGGTATTCACGATTTGATAACGCTGTTCAATTCGGCGCAGCCGGAAGCGTTAACCTCGACGGTAATACTTTTGGTTCTGGATTCACAGGATTAAATTCTATTCGTTTGGTTGTTCTTGGTGACGCAGATAGTGTAGGTTCACGTCTATTCAACTTTACAAACTTTACTGCTCCTACCCTACAACAAGTAGTAGAGCAATCTATTGCTGCAGGAGATCAAGGTTCGTCGGGTCGTTTTGGTGCTACCACAGATAAAGGTATCCGCGCAACGTTTTTACAGTTCGGACAACTTCCAAAAGACAGAGGAGTCAGTAAAACTTCTTATCGTAAAGGTTTAGTTATAGAGAGCATCGATGACTCTATTGGTTATCGTGATCTTAGAGACCTTGCTATCTTTGATAGTACAACTGATGATATTCGAGTTAATAAAATTGATGTTGTAAATCCGACTACGGGAAATCTTCCCGGATCCGGAACTGTTCCTTTAGTTAAATGGAATTCAATTTCTAAAGAATACGAAGTAGTAAACATTGAAGTTACAAACCTCGATGATACTTTCGAAACATTACATTCAGTTTCCGGAAGACAAGAGGTAGGATACGATACAGGGGAAACAGGAAACCGTGTTATATTCAGCAACACAGTTAAACTAAGAGGAACTGTAAACGATCAACCTCTGCAAACTCGCAACGGCACCAACACCGTATTGGTCGCAGAAACTTTTGGTATTGGAGACAGTGCAATTGTTGGTGTAAGACTTGCTGAAGATATTGCTTTCAATAGTTCACTAGTAACCCTTGACTTTGTATTAGGTAATGATGGCACGTCTAACCAAGAAATGGAACTTACGGGGAACTTTATATTAGGTAACCGTGGAGACCTTGGAGCAGTCAACGAACCAAGAGTTTTAGCAATCGGTGGCGGTGACTCTGTAGGGTTTGTTAATCTTAACACTATTGCGTTCACAGGAACAGAACTAGACACTTTACAGTCAGTAACAGATCAAGCGGATCCATCATCATCCTCTGGTTTTGGTGATAGCACGGATCACTCAATCACTGTAGGTGGATTGGTTATTAACAATGCTGCAGGTATCGGTTTCTTAATAGACTCTGCTGTCATTGAAACGGGTACTAATACTTTCAATCGTTTCTTAGTATACGATGATACCCTTGGTAAAGTAATTCTTCGTGAATTAAACAATAATCTCCTTGACGGTGAAGATGATACTTTACAATCTGTCACCGAAAGAGGGAACGAAACTGATCGAAGGATGATTGCAAACGGCATCCTAGTTGAATCTGCAACCTCAACCGTTCTTCGTGTTACCGACTCTGCAACTATTCAGGGTCCGCTTTCTGTTACCAATCTTAACACTAATGATGCGATAGTCTTTACAGGACCCGGTGGAGAGTTAGAGGTTGACGCAAATCTAACGTTTGATGGAACTACTCTTCAAACGTTAGTTAATTTCGATGTTGGTGGAACCACTACTTTAGACTCTACGACTATAGATGGCGATCTTACTGTTACAGATATTTTAGAAGCAGGCGAAACAACTGTTGCTGGAATCACGGTTTCAGATATCACGGCAGGAAGAATTCCTTACGCAACTACTGGCGGCAAGTTAACCTTTAACGACAATTTACAATGGGATAATGGAAACACCAAACTGCTTGTTCAGAATGTTCAAGTTAATCAAGGTCTCGACGTTCTTGGTAATTTTGATGTAGACGGTACCACAACTTTAGACTCTACTAATATCGACGGTGGACTTAATCTCACTAACTTACAAGGCGATCCTACTGCTCTCGACGTTCTTATCATTGATGCTGAGAACGAAGTTCAAAGAAGGTCTATAGAATCAACTGCATTTACCGGAGAGACTTTAGAAACTGTAACAGATCCTACGAGACCCGCTGGATTTAATACGACAACTACCCCGTTGTATTTGAACGGTGGTATATCTACCATTGCGGATCCTGTAACAACCGCTGCAACTTATAACTTGCTGGTGTTACAAACTCCTGCAGGAGATAGTGTCGAATATCTAACAGTTAATGCTAACATCTTAGACGGAACTGCTCTAGGATTAGACGATGTTCTTGCCAACAATAATCAATCAGGTAGGGATATTATTCTAACAGGGACAGGTGGTCTTAATATCGCTGGTGCTTCTACTTTAGATTCAGTCACAGTTAACGAACTTGTTGTTCTTGGTGACATGAGAGTCGAGGGTACTCAAACTATTATCAATAGCACCGTCCTCTCTGTTAACGATGTTAATATCACTTTGGCAGATAGCGCACTCGTTAAGTCAGACGCTGACGGTGGTGGTATTACAGTTAATCTTGGTGCAGACGGATCTGCTACACTTCTTTATGGATCTGTCAACGATGACTTCACGTTCAATAAAGATCTTGTAGTTCCTAGTTTACAAGTAGGCGGTGATCTTAATGTAGACGGTGTTACAACTTTAGATTCTACTGCTATTGTTGGTGGACTCAACCTTTCAAGTCTCGTGGGGGTCGAAGACGATACGGTATTAACCATCGATCCTTCAGGAGAAGTACAAGCAAGAGATGTTCCTGCTTATATTTTCACTGGACCTACGTTACAAGACGTTACAGAAAACGGTAGAACGACTACTATCCCAGTTTACTTTAATGGTGGTGCGTCGTTTAACATTTCAAGGAATCTGAGCGGATCAAATGACAATATAGAGATTATGTCTCTCACTGCTAATGACAGTGCGCAATACTATACGCTTGGTGATCTGTTAGACATTGTTAATCTTCAGTATGTCACAGATCATAATGCTACGACTTCACGTAAGGTCACGATTCAGGGCGGGTTGGTTCTTGAAAACCTCACAAATAGAAACAACAATCTTACGGTAGCAGGACTCGAAGATGATAGTGTAGTTTCTACCGTTCTTGAAACTACTGCTTTCGAACCTCTTGCTAACTTTACGATTGATGCTGCAGTCGTTCGCGGATCTAACGCGATGGCACAAAGACTTTCTGCTTCTAGCAGTATAGATCTTGATGGTGGGTTTACTGCTGCATTAACTAATCCCGGAACTCCTACAGGTCAGTTCGATGTTATTCGTCTCGCTGATGCAGGCGGCACCGACAGTGCGTTTAGAGTTACTCTTAACTCTGGTGCTACACAACCACTGGAAGAGTTTACGTGGGCATTCACTCTTGAGCAGGGAGATTCATCAGGCGGGTATGAGGTTCACGTAAACGATGGACTATGGATTGATAGGACTCAGATTACCAACCAATCTCCATGGTCTACCAGTTTACAAGTACCTGTTTTCCACCCAGATCCTTCTACGGCTGCCGTAGGAGATAGTGATAGGATTGGACGCAGAACGCTAGGCACGGTTGCGAACAGAGACGATAATGAAATCACATTATCTTATGTCACAAGTCACGGACAAACTGCGTTAAGCAACGGAACAGAAAATTGGTCACAAACTACTGATAATGTTATTATCGGTAAATTGAAGATGCAGGCGGATAACTGGACGGGTGTTAGTAAATACACCGGGACCCAGAACGCTCTCTTCTACAACGTAGCACATGACAGCGTTGGTTATCGCGCACTCGGTGATCTTGCCTTTGAGAATGGGCAAACACTTTACCAAGTTACTAACTTTCCTGATGGTGCTACTTTCTCTGGTGTTGGTGATAGCACAGACCAATGGTTGAAGATGAAAGGCATTACGATTACGAATGCCAACCAGATCTATATCAAGAGAGGAAACTTCCCATTATTATCAACAGACGCTGCTCTTATGTGGGACAGCGACACTGATCAGGTAGGTTATCGTAAACTTAGTGATGCTGCTTTCCTTGACCCAACACTTCAGGCGGTTACTGAAGCAGGAGACTCTACAGACATTCTGAGTACGTTTGGTGGCGGTTTAGAATTACCACCCGGAGGAACGACTCTTCTTGATGGTGCTGCGATCAACACCACAGATCCACAAGCAGCAAACTTCTGGCAGATGTTGGTTATCAACACAGACACCAACCGTGTTGCTAGAGGTCAAATTGGTGTAATCAATCAGAACACGCCAACAGAGACGTTGAAGACTGTTACCAATTATGGTGCGTCATTAACAACCTCTGGTATCGACTCTACAAACGAAAATGTAGCATTCACTGGTGACTTTTATTTAACTAACCTCGCTAATGATGCTACAAAGACTCAGGTAATTGTTCAAGACGAAGCAACCGGAAAACTTTTCTATGCTGGTGTTGATGAGTTCTTACAACAATCTACTTTAGACACTGTTGCCGCTGCGGGTAACAAAACTCAACATCCTATTGCTGCGAGTGATGTTTATCTCCGTTATAACCCCGGAGGGGTATTCGCAGACACTCCCGTTGGTACAGCATTCAGTGGCGAATACAAAGCGGCACTTCTAGGGCGTCAAGGTGGAACTAGACTTCAAGTCGATAGCGCAGAAGTTTCTGGCAACATTGTCGCACTGAACAAACTCTCTGTTGGTAGCACGATCAACGCGCAAAACGGAACGATCACTGCAGAAGGTGAGATCATGTCGAGAGGATCAACTCCTCGACTTTCTTTGCGATATGATTCTGGTGGTGCTGATGAGATTGAGTATCGATTAGACGGTGGACAATCCGTTGTTCAAATGAACATTGGCGGAACCACGACTTTCCCTTGGTTCTTCAAACCTGTTTCGAAAGAATTTGGTATTTACGCATCTAACTTCTTCCCATCATATAATCCAATGATGTCGTTTAAGAGGGATGAACTATCTGGTGCACCTTCAATCACGGCAAATGAGCGACTGATAGTCGAAGACTCTGCTACGTTTAATTTTTTAACCACTCACAATGATAGGGTTAATCTAAGAGATGCTTTCTTTGATATCGACAACCTCGGTGTAACACGTTATCGATTCAGTGCTGGAGCAAACTTTGTTGAAAACGTTGCCGTAACTACTGCTGCTTCTCTTGCTGGTTTTACTGAAATTTCCGGCAACGGAGCAAACGAATCGATTGTCTCTTTAACAAGACACAGCAACAACGAATTCGGTTCATATCTTGTTCTGGCAAAAAACCGTGGAGACAGTGCGTTTGATTTGTCACCAATTCAAAACGGAGATCAACTTGGTTCAATTATTTGGAATGGTGTTGATAATACTTCTCAAAGCATTGGTGCTTCTCTTAGGGTAGTAGCAAACGATACAGTCTCTAGTGGAAACCTCCCCACTAAATTCCAGTTTAGTACTTACCCAAGCAATACCGAAAGTATTGATTTGGAAATCGATGATAATTATGTTACAACTCCTCACAGTATCAATATGGGGAATTTCTTAACTATTAATAACGAAGCGAACGGCACTTCCTCTGGTATTAATGTTAAGACTGATGTAAGTAACACGATATCACACTTCATTGCTTTTGATAGTGCTGACAACGGTAGTGGTGATTCGTTTACTAAAATGCGATTTGGCGTTAAGTCTATTGCAGACGGATTTGTTACAAACCAGTTGATACTAGACGGGCAAAACGGAGCGTCGATCACTACAGATTATTCTTCCACAGATTTTAAACTGGATAACAGAACAAATGGTGCTGCTACCGCTAGTAAACTTTTGTTCACTTCAGGTAACAGCACTAGCGCGACTCAAGAGTACGAATACGCTGAGATTCGAACTGTATTCACAGAAAGAACTGCAGGCAGTGAAACTGCCAGAATGGAACTTAGGGTTGCTGGTAACGATTTTGGTGCTGCTGGAACGAGGGTTAAGATCGATAGTGCTGGTGAGGTTTTGGTTACTGACACTGAAAAACTCAAACTCGACACTGGTGTTAAACTTCAGGATGCTAACGACAGAACTTTGGTTATATACGATTCTGCAGGTGCAGTCCTCTGGGGTAACGTATAAATACAGGTAAAAGGTATCTAAATGGCAAAACCTAATTCCAGACAAACATTGATCGATTTCTGCCTTCGTAGGTTGGGCGAACCCGTGATCGAAATTAATGTGGATGAAGATCAGATCGAAGACAAAGTCGATGATGCTATTCAGGTATATCGTGAGTATCACTCTGACGCTAAGTTTAAGACTTATCTGTCTCATAAGATAACGGCAGAAGATAAAGCAAACGGATATATTCCCATCTCAGACGATATTCTTTTTGTGTCGCAGTTGTTTCCAATCAATCCTACGTTCAGCACAGTGAACATGTTTGATGTTCGTTACCAGATGATGCTTAACAGTCTGGGCGATTTCATGAACTTTGCTGGTGGGATGGCATACTATTATCAGTTCGAACAGTATCTTGATTTCTTAGATATGCTGCTCAGTGGTACACCTAAAACCACTTTCTCTCGTAGACAAGGACGATTGTATATCTACGGTGAGTGGTATAACAAAGATCTGGACGTAGATGATTACGTGGTAGCAGAAGTCTATCAAGCAATTGATCCGGATACACACACTAGTGTATACGATGATATGTTCTTAAAAAATTATACCACCGCATTGATCAAACAACAGTGGGGCATGAACATGTCTAAATTTGAAGGTATGCAACTTCCCGGTGGTGTCACGATTAGCGGAAGACAGATGTATGAAGACGCTACGGCAGAACTCGAAAAACTAGAAGAGAAAGTAAGACTCGAACAGGAGTTACCACCAGACTTCTTCGTAGGATAACCAATGGCAACTAACAAGTATTTTTCACAAGGTGCCAGATCAGAACAACTCCTGTATGAGGATATCATTGTTGAATCCTTAAAAATGTACGGGCAGGATGTTTATTATCTTCCACGCGACTCAGTAAACGAAGACACTATATTCGGAGACGAAACGTCTGCGGTATTTGATGACGCATATAAGATTGAAATGTATATCGAGAACGTGGAAGGGTTCGATGGTGAGGGCGACTTGTTCTCTAAGTTCGGTGTAGAGATTAGAGACCAAGCAACCTTTGTTGTCGCACGTAGACGATGGAATCAACAAATTGCTCCGTATGAAGCATCAGAAGAGGTTCCGTTTTATAGACCACGTGAAGGTGATCTTATATTCCTTCCCTTGTCAGGATCTATATTTGAGATCACTAAAGTGTTCGACGAAACTCCTTTTTATCAGTTAAAAAACTTACCTGTGTTTAGACTGTCATGTGAACTGTTCGAATACAGTGGTGAGAATTTTGATACTGATATTGCTGAGATAGATAACGTAGAAATATTTGGACACAAGATTCAACTAACATTTGGATCTGTAACTTCCACAGAGTCTTTAGGGCAACCAAGCATGTTTGTAGTTGGTGAAACAGTTGAGCAACTTTCTACTAGCGGAGGGTACACGGTATACGGAGATGTGGTCGAAGTAGATGCATCTAACTCTTCTGCTATCAAAGTCAGTATAACAAACTTTAAAACAAGCGATGGAAAATTCCATTCTTTCAATAGCGTCGATTCTGTTTTAGGACAGGAAAGTAAATCGACTGCGTTACCGTTAGTAATCGAAGAAATCGATATGGAAGTAAATCAAAACGAAGAGTTTGAAACTCTTGGAGATACTATCCTTGACTTCTCTGAATCAAATCCATTTGGTGATCCATAATGTTAGGCAATTGGTTTTACAACGAAAGGATCAGAAAAGCGGTTGCCGTTTTTGGTACACTGTTTAATAACCTTTATGTAGTTCGTCATAATGCTGCAGGCGAGGTGATCAACCAAACTAAGGTACCTTTATCTTACGCACCACGTCGAGACTTCCTTGATCGAATCTTGAGTATGCAAAGTGGCGATGCACAAGAACGACAGATTGCTATTAAACTGCCACGAATGTCTTTTGAAATCATATCTATGACGTATGATGCACAAAGACAGTTGCCTAAAATCAACAAGAGAATTGTACCTTCTGCTGGAGATAACGCACAGAAAATTTATACTCCTGTGCCGTATAACATTACGTTTCAATTGAACATATATGCTCGCAGTCAAGACGATGCTCTGCAGATCGTAGAACAGATTCTTCCATATTTTACACCTTATTACACAGTTTCTGTTAAACCGCTTGAAGGATTTGACTTACAAGAAGACACCCCGATTAAACTTGACGGTGTTGTAATGCAGGACGATTATGAGGCAGCACTGGAGTCAAGAAGGACTATTATATACACCCTTGATTTCGAAATGAAATTGAATCTATATAAGACGGTTGATGGTGCTTCTTCTATCATCAAAAGCGTTGAAACCAGTCTCCTTGATTTTGATACGGGTGGACTTCTTTCGTTTTGTAAAGTTGATGCAAACGTTTTGTCTGGTGATAGTGCAGAACTTTCTGCAGAGGATGTTGGTGTTGCTACTAATACCCTTTCGTTGAAGAACACTCTAAATGAAATCGAAGGTTATAGTATTGTTACTCAACCGACTTTTGGTTCTGCTACAGTTGATGACGCTGGCAAGTGGACTTATACTCCTAACCCAGATGCATATGGAGCAGATAGCTTTGTTATTGGAGTAGACGTAGGACAAGGGGTAACAGAAAACGTTACTGTTCAGGTCAGAGGTACAACTAATACGGTTGACGTGTTTGCTGATGCATTCACCTATTATAATAATGGAAGTGCGTTCGAATTTACAGTTTCAACTAACGACGAATGGGAAACTGTTGGAGAAATTACTCACACCGTTGAAAACCAACCAGCGGATGGAACAGTTACGATTGTAGATGCTTTGGCAGGAACGTTTGGATACACACCACCTAGCGCATCGTTTACAGGAACGGTTGTTTTTGAATATCGTGCTGTTCCAGATGGTGCAGAGAACTCGTCAGAGGTTGGTGAGGTGACAATAGAAGTTCTTGAAGGATACTCATATACTGTATCTGTTCCTAATACGATAGAAGGTGAAACCATACAGGCAACAATCACTAGCAACTATGCTAACAATCAGGTAGTTTCTTGGTCTATAACGGGTGATAATAATACCAATGGTAGAATATCAACGGCATCCGGTACAGTGACTATGGATGCTTTAAGTAAAACGGTAGACATTGTAATAGGACAACCTGCTGGTGAACAAGGTACGGTTACAAGCACCTTTACTATTAATGATGCGGCAGAAGGAATCACTGAATCAGACACATTCAACATTCTTGATTCATATCCTCCTGAAACATATCAGGCACCGACACCAACAAACAACGGCGACTTTGCATATTCTATTGATACTAATGACACATATGCAGTTATCGGAGAACCCGGAAACGAAAAAGCATATTTGAGAACTATTGCAGATGGAACCACGATTGAACTAGTTCCGTCTGGTGGAAATACAGTAGCAACTTTTGGCAGAGCAACCGCAATAAATGGTAGTCAAGTTTTGGTAGGTGCATTGAATACTTCTAATGCAAATGGATCGGTTTACTTATTCGATACGTCAGGCAACCTTCTTAATGTGTGGGACGATACTGGAAATGCTAGGTTTGGTTTCGAATTGTTCTTTACAGAAAATTATATTGGTATCGCACACCCAAGAGCAGGAAGTGCTAGTGGTGGCATAATTTATTTTTATGATAGATCTTCTCCGTATAGTTTAATCTATACTAAAGATTACGGAGCATCAACTAACAATTATGTCGGAACTTCTGTAGCATCTTCGCCCTATGCTGATGATTATGTTGTTGCTCTTCCGGGTAGAGCATCAGCCGGTAGAGTAATAAAAGTTTCTGGCGGCACTTTACAGTTTAATAATTTCTTAGATACGCACGATAACACTGCTAGTATTTGGAATTCACATTACGATGCAACGAATTCTTTTACAAATGGTCCTACTAGTGTAGCAATGTCTAACAATCATATTTTTATAGGAGTGCCTAATCTTAATCGTGTTTCGGTTTGGAGATATGCAGATCCATTAAACGGAAGGTTTGGAAGTTTGGGAGCAACTCCAACTACGCCAAGGATCGATGGTTCTTTCTCAGTCACTAATAGTGGCAGTCGTATTGATCTTGGAGCACAAGCACCCGATCTAATTTCAGGTCGAACTGATCCTAACAATATGTCAGTTGGTGAGTATGACGGAACTTTGTATAGATCAGCCACTAATACTTGGTATGGTGCGAATGGTGGAATTGCTTGGATTCGAAACAAAGATACCGATGAATATATTATTTGCAGACTTGCTCGTGACATGCAAGCATTTGGGTTCCCTGCCGTACCGCAGTATCCAACGTCTGTCCGAACTCGTACTGTGAATTGGACTACTGACGGATCAGAACCCGGAAGTGCGCCTGCTATACCCGGATACACAGGAGATGGAACATATAACTTGCAGATATCTATGATTGTGCAGTTTAGTCACGTTATAACTCTTACTGGTCAGAGCGGCGAAACTGATATTGATTTTGGAAGATATGTGACAGTCAATCCGGACAACACAGAGTTATACGTTACGGCACCATTGGAATCTTGGTCTGGCGAAAACCGTGGCACAATTTATAGGTTCGCCTTGGACGATACCGTTGATGTTGGTTTTGACAGGACGCTCGCTTCTGATACGATTGCAACTCTTAATGGGTATTTACGTGGAGAAGTAAATGACTATCTCGGGTTTGGCACGACGAGTCAGAGTTATTTTTATGGACAGGTTACTAATTCAAGTAATTATAATGCAGGTAGTCCTGCACAAATATCGACAAACGGAAACTTTGTTAAAATCGGTAACAACGAGTTTACCAGCAATCAGGGTAGAGTTTTAGAAAATCAAGTATTTACTAGCATCTAAATAAAACTATGGCACACGATAATTTTAAAGATTTAAAAAGACGCAAGTTAAATCTTCGGGACGTACATATTGAAGACGTTCTTCCCGAACATTTTGCTGAGTCTTATCCTAAATTTATATCTTTGCTAGAAAGATACTACGAGTGGCAGAATCAATACGATACCACAGAACTACTCAACCATTTGTTTTCTGCTCGTGATATCACAGAAACAGACATCACACTCCTCAACTTCATTGAAGACGAACTTCTTTTAGGTGGCAGTTATTTCGAAGGGTCAGAAGACAAAAGAGCATCTGCTCAGTTTTCTAGTGTGTTGTTCAGAGCAAAGGGATCCAAGTATTCTATTGAATGGTTCTTCCGTTCTTTCTTTGGTCTCGATCCTGATGTTATCTATCCGAAAGAAAATGTTTTCTTATTAGCAGATGCGGACAAACCAGAATCGTTTAAAACAAAGATTGGTCCTTTCTCTTTAAGATATCTGACCAACGACAAACTCTATCAAACGTTTGCTATTCTGGTCAGAGCGGGTATCCCTGTCAATCAGTGGAAAAATCTTTTCAAACTATTTGTTCATCCTGCTGGAATGTATCTTGGAGGAGAGGTACTTCTCGAAGGAGAAGCAAACCTTTCGTTAGGGACTATTCAAGAAGATGCTGTAATAGATGAACATGAGTCACCTATCTTAACGTTGACTCCGACTCTACAACCTGTTCCTGAAGGGGTGGAAGTTACGTATACAGTAGGAGCAGGTACAAGCACGACTCCTGCTCAGACCTATCTGTATCCCGGAACTTATAAGTGGGACTTAGAACACATAGACACCGTTGATAGTGATTTTGTTGTTCCTCCTCCACACAAAATTGATTACACTTCTACTACAGTGCCCGATCAAACTCCTGTCACTGAAGGTGAATTTAGCACACAGTATCCTAATCGTAGACTTATCTTAGACACCATAAGTCCTGCAATTAATATTACTGATATCGTAGGGTTTGACATTAGAGGACCCGGCATATTTGGTGGCAGCGAAATTGTAGAAGCGTTTGTTGATGAAGGCAGAAATATTGTCACTATAAAAGAAGAACTGTATCTTCCTGCTACTGGAGGAAACCAGTATACAATTACAGGTGGGTGGGGAGATTTAGAAGTAACGGTTCGAAGAGAACTGGTTCCTGCAGACAACGCGGCACAAGATGATTTTGTTTACGACTTGCCTTCGATAAGAAATGGATCTAATCAGATCACGTTTACGATTGCGAACGACTTCTATTTGAATGCAGAAGGATTAGAAAATTACAACATTCGTATTTACGACTGGTGTAACGAACCGCAAAGAAATAGTATTTTCACAAATCAATATGGTATTGCTGATGTTCATTACATAGTCACAACTACTAACGTCAATGAAGATCCTACTGGTCAAACGATTAATATTACAGGTACTAATTTACCAGACGGACAGATTTCTTATTACTTAGCAGACGAAACAACTAATATCGGTAGTTCTTTTACCCCCGATACTTCTACTTTAACAACCCACTCCAATGATTGGGATGCTGCTCAACCTAACGTATTCGGATTTTCTAATAGAGCACCAATTACAGTTTCGGGTGGTAATGCTTCGTTTACCGTTTATCCGAAGAAAGATTATATCACGGAAGGAGCACAAACGTTCAGAGTGTTTTTGACAGGTCCTGCAACTTATGCAGATTACCACAACGACTCAGACAACGTTGAATTGCTCGCATACTTAGATATCAACAACACTCAACGTCAAGGTGCTTTGATTACATTAAACGATACTTCAGTTTATCCACAGTATAGCACTGGTGATCAAACCATTACTGAAGGTGACAATATTGTAATTAATGTTTCCGTAACAAATGAACATAACCCCGGTGGTGATTATTTCTACAATCAATCCACAGAAACTTTAACTTCTGATGGGGTGTTATGGGAAATCCTTGATGACCTTGATGGAAGAATCTCCACGCTTACAGGAAGAGAACCTTTCTCTGCTGCATCAACTAACTTGACGATGTCTACGACTACCGCTGACGGTTATTATCGTGGGCAACAAACAGCAACGGTTCGTGTAACTAACCACGATGTTCCTGCACAAATAAGTACTGGCACCATCACAATGAACGATGCTGCGGTTTCTAATCCGGTTATCTCAGGACCCACTTCTATCACCGAAGGTCAAGCAGGAGGTTCATGGTCTTTCACTCACAAGAATGCAGCACCCGGAACTAATTACTACTGGTGGGTAGACGGTGTTGCAGATGCAGATTTTACCAGCACACCTCCTCGCACAGGAAGCAGAGGAGTGCTAACCGTTGACAGCACTGCTAACAGTGTTACTGCTGCTGGCGACACCATGATCATGACATCTACTATGGATCTTGCTGCCGCACTGGATGCTTTGACAGAGGGCACCGAAAGTTTTACGATCAAAGTGTCTGACAGTAATACAGATGCAGCAAACGAAATTGCATCTTTCACTGTGGACATCACAGACGTTGTTCCAGAATACACAGTTAGTTCTAACACACCAGTTACCGAAGGCAACGATATTGTCTTGTCTCTCGCAGTAGTTAATCCGGTAGGAGAAGATGTCAACGTTACTGTTGCAGACGATGGATCAGGACGATACACTGCTGGTGCTTACACATTTACTGCACCCGCTTATAACGATATCACTATTGCAACAACTTTGGATCCCGCTATACAAAATGCAT